CCCAACTACGGAATTCTGTATCGAGACTGAATGGTACTGAAGCTTTGTCTGTCTCAATATATTTATTATCCTTGGTGTAGATCTCGACATCAACCTCAGCACGGTAATCGCTGACCTGCTCGTGTAATTTTCTGAATTTACTAAACAAGTTAATCATTATTTTCTCCTTGGAGCCAATCTCCATGCTTGGATGGCTACTGCGTTATACATGTTCCTGATTAGACAATCAATCAACTCGAATTCATCTGTCTTCCATTGATCAGGAATATAGTTGATATTGATCTTAATATAACTATTCCTTTGTAAATTATAATCTGCTTCACTGTATTTAAACCATCCAACAATCGGTAGGTCGCCCTCTGTGAAAATCCCTAATCTTCTTAGTTTCTTAATATCAGGTGCCCACTCGATAAAAACCTTTGTAAGAATAACCTCTTCGAATCCTGCATCCCCAAGGTCTGGACGTTCATTATATACATCGAGCTGTTCCCTTTGCTCAATATGACCTTGCTTCGGGATATAGAGCTCACATGGGAATCCGTATATATCAACTACAGTATCCATATGTTGACGGATTGTGTTTACTACATCAATCGGTAACAATTTGACATTCTGATCATCAGCCATTAAACATCCCCCAAGTAATCCAGTATCGTCTCAATCGCATCTAATCTTTTCTTAACCACTCTCGCAGCTCCCTTCCAATGTTCTGACTTATCATGTTGCATCTGGAGTTGGCTCTTCAAACTCCGTAAGCGGTTCGTCATCACAATCTTCTCCAAGAGGAGGGTATTCTTCGTGATCGTATACCTACGAACCATGCCATTCACTCCTCCTTAGTAACCCTTTCCAGAACCTTCCACATCATCTCGTTTTGCTTATGTTGGTGCGTCATCTGTTCTTGGTACCTTTTCTCACGCTCACTATCTTTTACCTTTTGGATCTCTACGTATTTATCTACACTCTCAGCGACTTTCTGCACATGATCCTTGTTCTCATCCGCCTGAGATTCAACCTCATCAACACGTCCAGGCAACTTCCACCAACCGAGTGCTGTCGTAGACGCTATCGCAACAAATCCTATCAGGAACAGCCAAGCTCTCATATCTGTAACTAGATCTTTTATCTTCATGACTTCTCCTTCATAAAGACATGCTTGCCAATCACCTTCGTTTTATCCATATTACGAATCCAGGTAACGTTATTCTTCTTAGCCCATTCCGCACTTGCCAATGCTTTGTCATATAACCACTTCGCCACATAATGAGTAGCACCACCAGTGATATCTTGAAGAGTTCCAAGTTGATCCGCAAGTTTATCAGCTTCGTCCTTAACATCCTTATAATTCCTTTTCATTAGTGCTTTATCTGCGTAAGCACTGAACTGTGCGGGTGCAGCTACAATACTCTTCGCTGTCTTACCGCCAACCATTCTATTCTGAACCACACAGGCTACAGCAAGCATTCCTTTAGCACCTTCACCTGCTGCTTCACCTGCAATAACCATCGCTACCATGTCAGGATCTTTAACTGGTCTCACTACAGCAGGCTTCCCGACTGCTTTGGCTAGAGCTTCTGGTGAATCGAAGCCTCCTAACATAGATAACCCAATCATCCCAGTAGCTAATGCTTGCTTCCAATCAAGCTCTTGAAGTTGAGTCTCTAGCCGAATCGATCTACGAGACTCATGATTATCAATAGTACAACCACCAAGAGTAGTGATTTTATTACGAATATCATAAGTTGCCATAATTCTATCATAAAGGTCTTCTACTCCATAGGGGTTGACTGTCTTATCGTCGATTAACACATCGTAATGAATTTTATCGGTAGGAGATTGATAGATGTCAGCTTTCTCTAGAGATTTCTGATTAAGCTGATGACAAGGAATTGCATACTTTTTGAGGACAGGTTCTATCTGATCTTCAGTCCTACAAGACCAGATAATAATCGTATGTCCTTCTTCGTATAATCTTTTCAAGGTGTCAATAACACTCTGTATAGGCTCGCCAATGGTGTAATCAGCACCCATTCTGAACAAAGTATTATCCCAATCGAAGGCTATAATCATAAGTCCTCCTCCGTCCATAATTCCATATCCAACCCATTCGAATCACAGTATTCCCTTAGCACTTTCAATTTAAGTCCCAGATGCCGAGAAGCTTCTTTATGTCGCAGCACCCAATCAGATTTGACCTCGATGATAACCTCTCTACCATCCACGAACTCTACCATAATATCTGGTGTATATCTCCTGACAAACCCGTCTAAAAGATAGTGCACGAAGAATCTACACCTGCCGAAGCTGACAACCGTCGAGTCTTCCTCCAACTTAATATAGGCTCTTAACTCATAAGAAGACTGGTAGTAGATGGAACAACTGTTCTTGGCTGAGTGGAAGTACCCTCTTCGTCCTCTACCACCCTTCCCATTATTAGCGAGACTCATCCTTGTTCTAGAAGCCTTCGAGCACTTCATCCCTAGGTGAGACTGGTTACCGAGATGTGCGACACGCATTCGCTCTCGGTACTCAGGATCTCGCCATCTCTTCTTATGGGAGACTGATAGATTCAACCGATGGGTAGGAGATAGCGATTTATCTGTATTCCAGGAAGGTTTTCCCTTCCTAGGATTCACATAACCAGAAGCATACCGCTTCTTCATCGCTATAGACTGCTTAGGTTTTATCATCTAACTCCTCCGAATTCAAGATTGTCAAATCCCGAGTACGAATCTAAGAGACTGTCTTAGACCCTTCTCTGTGTCAAATACATCCAGTCAACAGGTTTATCGGTTCTCTTCGCAATGAAGATCCCTTGACCTACTCGACCGACTTCCCAATGACTACCTTTCTGATGATTCAAAGAGTTATCCACTGGATAAGATTTTCTTAACTGATTATAGAACTCATCTTCTGGATCTGGGTATATCGCCATGAATCCAAGACCACTGGAATACGTCGGTAATGAAGTGAGTAATTCCACTAATTCGTCCCCATGATCCATTGAATTTTTAAGATCCTCAGGACTCATTATTCCTTCAGCCAAATTCTTCAACTTTTCCAAAATTCGTCCCATCACTGTCTCCTTCGCTTAAAAACACGCTCTAGTTCGCTCTCTACCAGCCGATCGAGGCTCGGGGCTTAGCCGTGCCCCACCCCTAAACGTCGAACGCTCTAGAGGGCTCCTAGGCGGTTGCCGATTTCTTCCACACCTGAATTCCGATTTCATTCTCACCATCTTGCGTGTATCCCTGATCAGTCAAATACTCTCGAATCGCATTCGCACGAGATGTAGGATTCACAAAAATCTCATCCGCATAGACTGTAGCAAGTGTTTCCTCATCCTTAATGATCAACGTCTTGCTCGCAATCCCAGCAGACTCGGGAGTCGTATAAGACTCACTGGAATCTACCGAATCCAACAGTCCATTGATTAAGTATTCCAAACTATTCTTGACCTCGTCCACAAACTTTTGCTGTTTCTCTGTGAGATTCTCCTGCTTCGTGAGATACTCTACAAGCTGGAGTTTCTCTTGGAACTCGCTGAGCTTGGGAGCTTCGGTGCTCGGTTCTACTGCTTGTTCATGGACACCCTTTAAACCCTCTAAAAGTCTACCTTCGTTCATGTTGATCCTCCTTAAAAGTACATCGGGAAATGAGCTTCGATGTAAGTCCTAGCCTCGTCCCTGTTATCCTCATCTTCTTTAGCTTCTTCCGCATCTTTGAATTTTGGTCCAGCTTCTTCGTTACCCTCTTCATCTTCATCAGACTCATAACTCCCAACCTTGTAGGAATACTCGATGTACTCATCGATTTTCTGTTCCTGGAGATCCTCTGAGAGTTCGTTGAATTCCAGAACAAAACCGTAGTCATCATACATTTCCTTAAGGAACGTCTCATTCTTCGAGAGTTCCTCTTGAGCCTGCGTTAGAAGTTCCTGCTCTTTATCACTGAGTTCTTCAGGTTTCTTCTTGGAGAGACGACTCACAGTGGCTTTAGCCAAGCCTAGATTCATAGCTTCATCGACTGACTCCCCTGCGAACTGTTTTATTAGATTCTCGTACTTCTTCATCAATCCAGGCAACTCCGAACGTCCTTCACCTGTATCAGTGATTTTTCGAATCTGAGCTCCAAGGACATTCAACGCTTTCCGAACTTGATCTTGACCACTTTCCTTAGGGTCACTAGCTCCGATGAACTTATCGGGATCGATACCATGATGTTGAAGTTTAGCAAAGAAATCCTCTGCGTCTTCCTTGGTCATCCCGTATCGACTCATGATCTGTTGAACCGTAGCTTCATCTTTATCTTCTTTAACAGCTTCGGTAGACAAACCCAGTCTCTTCTTGACTACGCCCATGATATAAGAGTAATCATCGTCAGTGAGTTGATCTTCAGATTTACCAACTGATTCCATCCGCTGTTGCTTAGCTTCTCCATAATACCGTTCTGCGTCAGCTTTGGATTTACCTGCCTCTTTAGCTAGACTATCGAGTGCAGCTGCAGGTTCGTTGACCTGAGATTCATCTGTGTTAGCTAACTTGACTTCAAGATCATCGATTTGAGCTTGGAGATCCTGAACTCTATCCGTATCTCCTGCTGTTCTGAAAGCTGCTAATTCCTTGCGGAGATCTAGTATTTGATTCTTCAACTCTTCCTTGGCAGGACACTCTTCACCAGCTTGTTGACGTCTACCTTGCTGACCTGCCATAGCAGAACCTTTGTAAGGTCCAGTACCATCACGTTGTCCAGGAACTTCCTTACCTTCTTCAACAGACTCTTCGGTACTCTCGGACTCTCCTGCTTCCAGAGAGAACGTATCATCAGGCTCTGCACTCAATGCGATATCCGCTAGATGTTTTTGAGCGTCTGCTAACTCTTTAAAGAAGTCTGTCGCCAGTACCACACCACCTAATCCTTTATGTGTTACGGTGAACCCATTCTCGAATTTACCTTCATCAGTTTTCTTCGGAGGTTCTTCCTCGGAACCTTCCTTAACGACAACCATCCATTTATCTTCGTTCTGGTCATCTTTCTGAACGACACCTTTCTTATCGGTCGCAATCTTCTTAGCTACAATCTCATCAGAGATACCACGAGCGAGCACTGTATAAGTGTCTTGTTCCTTTAATTCAGTGATCTTAGAATCCCCGAATGGGACCTTCACGATCTCTTTGGACTCATCCATCTTGATTAAGTAAAGCTTCTCTTCCTCAGCGATATCATGGACAACTCCAGACTTCCCATCTACGCTGACCTTATCACCAAGCTTAAAAGAAGCTGTAGATTCATCCTCGACACCGACTCCGAACTGCTTCAATAGGTCTGCATACTTCTCGAAACCTCCTCCTTTATCGACAGAGACTGTCCAACGTACGTATTCATCTGGAGTCAAGTTGAGTTCTTCATTAGATGCTTGGAGATCGAGAGCCTTTAATCCTGAGTCAGATTTATCCACTATCAAGAACTGTTCTTGATTCACATCGGTTACAACATCTCCAACGGAGACATCTCCATAAGCAAGACGATCACCCTCAGGGACTTCTTTGGATGCCTGCTCTTGTAATTGTTTATAACCATTCTTAAAAGTTACTTCCTTAACATACTGATGGTTCAAGTCTTGGAGCTTTGGTACGAGCTCTTCGAACTTGAGCTGACCATTAGAATACTTAGTCACAAGATCTTCGAACGCAGCCTTATAGGCAGCTTTATCTTCCTCGGACTTGAACTTGTCCTCACGGAGACTATTAATATTCTCGTCAATCCACTTCGTAGCAGATTCAATCGCTAGTTCTTTAGTCTCATATTCTTGAGAACCAATAGACTCTGGTAAAGGATCTTGAACAGACCATCCCCATTTGCCGTCTTGACCTTGAGCGATCTTCACAGTCACACCCGTATGGATTATATCATCTTCACCCGTAGGTTTCTGTTGACGCTCTTCTTGCTGTTCGAACGTAACAGCGTTCAACTCAACCTTCTTTAGTTTCCCCATCAGATTTGAAAGGAAATTGTCCCCAACTCTGCGTTCTAACATTTTATGCCTCCTTATCGAGTTCGATTAAATCAACCTGTTCTCCACCTTCGTCTGCCCAGACACCGCCAGTCTCCTTATCCAGGTGGAGGAGATCCATTACCTTATTAAGATTCTTCCCAGCTTTGTTGTAGAAAGCTGTTAACTTAAAGTTCCCCTTCTTATACACAGGACGAACTGTCACTGGTAAATCGGTCAAAGCTGTATTCATTAGTTCTTGTACCGTCTGCGAGACTGTCTTGTTAAAAATCACAGAGTTCAGGATCTCCATTGCTCGCTTATCCTTAGGCAAGCATTTGACTCCACAAGACAAGATCTTCGCATAAACATTACTCAACCCCGTACCTGGATTCTTGTCCACGAACTCTGAAAAGACCGAGAGCAGTCTTTTGTAAGTATTAAGCTTTTTTGACTCCAGCAAGTTCATCATGTTTCCTCCTGATTATCTCAATCAATTCTTTATAAGTACCTGGATCGAATAAAGATCCCTGTGGATAGATATATTTACCGCTTACCTTCACTCGCTTCATACCATCTGCAACCGCTTCAAGTACATCAATTGAATTGGTATAGATGTATTCTTTCGGTGTGTAACTAAAATCTATGAGTCCTTCGTATACGAGATTCTGTTTCTCAAATCTTGCGAATACTCTCACACCGTATAAGAACTTATCTTTTTTATCGAACGCTTCGAATTTATTTAAAGGCTCTCCATCACGGATTGCCGTTGTTATCATCTGTAATTCACCGAGATCCTCTGGCAAATTCTTCTCGATTCGGGCATAATCTTTTTGAGTCATCGGCTTACTTATCATTGCCTCATCAATCTTCATCACTCGGTGAGCTGGGAACATTGTGGTGTAATCTTTATCAGTGAGCTTGCTTGAGTTTACTACTTCCCTTAATGCTTGAGTTACATCACGCTTTGCACTATCAACTTGAGCTTGAGTTTCCTCCTGGAGCTCTTGTTCTGTCATGTGCTTAGGCTTCTTCTTTTTCTTCTTGAGAGGAGCATTCTTGAGCTCTCCTCGAGCGTAAGCAATATCGCCACTTGTGGTCGCGTTATTTAATTTATTGAATAATTCACTCATTTGTACTCCCAATTAACTGCTGTAACTGCTTTATCTTTCGCTGCTTGATTATCACTTTTCTCCACCATCTCCCACCAAGTTGATCTACCTTCGCCGTGGTATTCTAAAGCCAGACCTGCATCAATCAACTGCTGATTAAGACGCTCCCCCTTCTCATTAGAAAAATCCCCAAGAGCTCTCCCGTATTTTCCAAAACCATCTATCTTCAGGATAATAACTTCTGAGGATTCTAAAAATTGTTTAGTCAAATCTTTTGCCTGATATCCTAGATACTTCTCTTTAAGATCTGTCGTACGAGATTCTGGAGTATTAATTCCGTTCATCCGCACTCGGATATCATGGTAAATCTGGAATCCCAAGTCTAATCGGACATCTACTGTATCTCCGTCAACGATCTTGAGTAACTCCATAACCTCATATTCTTGAGGGTAATCCTTAGCTTGAATAACTCCTGCTGAAGAGAAAACCACCGCCACGATTATAAGCACTTTTAAGAATCTATTCATCTTCATCCTTTTGATCCTTCTGACGTTTAGCTAAGAACTCCGCACCCTTCTTGTATCCCTTAATATCTTTCTGTACCTGTCGCTCAACCTTCTTTAACTCACTCCCGTAGTATCGTTTTAGATGACTCGCTAAAGTACTACGATACATCGGTAACACATCAAAGACCAGTTGGAGATGTTTACAGAGCATCCCATACTCTTTGGGATTTCTTACCTTCGGTCTCCGTAACTCTCGGTCTTTGTAGACCGACCTTCTCTTTGTAGCAATATATTTTCCACCCCAATATAAAAACGCTGGGCAAGAGCAACTGATCTTCATATCAGTGTCATCAATCAAAGCTGCAGCTAGTTTGTTCAGATCAACACTCTTCTTATCTTTCTTCCACAACCTTCTGTCTCTGCCGTACTGTTTAATCTTATCTTCGAGATCCGCCCATTCAAGATTCACCGTATAACGCTTTCCTGATTGGGACGCTGATGCGACCTCGAATATCCAGAGTCCTTTCTCCTGATTCTTGAGCTTCACCCCACCAGCATGGGCTACTTGATCAACTCGATCGTCGAACTCTGGGAATAACCGATAGATAGACTTCTGCTTTCTGAGGATATCTGGAGTAGGTTCCTCATTGATTACAGTTGCCATATTCGCTCTATCGAATATATCCATTATCAAATCCTCGTCGCTAGAACTGCCCATCTCGCCTCTTGGCGTAGGCGTTCTTGTAATGCATCTACCTTAGTCGTACCTTCCTGTACAAGATCAGTACCGTCATTCTGAATACCGATCATCCCTGATTTTCTTAAGATCACACCTTCACTGATCTCAACCAACGCACGAGAGTATTCCAAAATCCATTCTAGGATATGTTCATCTTTAATATCCTCTTCAGGTAAGATTCTTTTCAACCCATTAATGGTCATCTTAGTGACCGCTCTCGGGATGTTCTGGAAATAGATTGTGCCTCCAACAGCTGGGTCTTCAGTTCGTTGAAAATTCCATTTGAAGTCTGCGTTCAGGAATCTCCGATAAGCTTCGTAAGTATTCGAGATCAAGATGAAGTCCTGAGTGAACCTGTCGAGCGTTACATACCCGAGCAAGATATACATTGGGTGGTTAGCGAAGTAATCATCTTGGAAATCGTTCGGCATCACTTCCACGACTGTCTTGATATCTGTAGGAACCTCCTTGAACTTATCCGTGTAACTCACATCAACATTCCTTAAGATAGAGTACGCAGAGTGCGTGTTCCAATAACGGATAGTGGTATCCACATGTTGTTCCATCGTCTCCGTAGCCGTGGCTAATTGGATAGGTAAATAGTTATTCCTGATCCAATCTACGATTTCATTCTTGGTCATAGCTTATCCTTTTTTCTTAGGCTTATTTGCCTTTTTTGCTTCTTTTTCCTCTGCCTTTAGATGCTTTTGCATCTGCGGGCTCAGATTCCTCTTTCGACGATTCCTTAGCATCTTCCTTCTCCTCTTCCTTACTAAGATCTTCACCATCTTTCGGCTCAGTCTCTTCGGGCTTGGATTCTTCCTTAGACTCTTCAACCTTCTCTTCCTTCTTAGCTTCAGGAGCTTTGTCAAGAACCTTGATCAAACCCCATTCAACCAACTCATCCACAGTCTTCTGAGTCTCAAACTCGAGCTCAAGATCCGTGCCTGCAGTTGCGTTCACAGGACCCTTAAGGGTGACGATGTCTTCTTGCTTAAGTATCTTAACATTGACTTTAACGCTCATTTTGTTCCTCCTTTGAATGCTCATCTTCCTTTTTAGAAAGTTGGGAGGAGGATTGCTCCTCCCAACTGAGAAGTCTATTACTCGAATTAAATATTAATAATTCGAGATTGTGCCGTAAGTAAACATACCATCATTGATGCGTTTGATCGCAGCCATTGACATGAAACCACGCTGGGTTTGTAAATTCGCCAATGTGACTGGGTCGGTTGCATATAACGGTACGTATGGAGCATAAATCAATCCTGCATACAGATAGTTGTCCCCACGGAAACAGAGAACATAAGTATCTGCATTGTAGAACGGATTGCAGATCACTAACCTTGAACCCAATGTACCATGTACATAAGGACCTGCAGGCGGTTTCGTACCAATTCCTGCAGCAGGTTTGTATTCAGGCAACTGCTCTATTAATGAACAAACGTTGATGCCACCGATGATGACATTCGCTTGTGCACGTAGAGTCTTCGCAAAGATGTTAGCTGATCCTTTGCTGAAGTACCTTTTGATCTGATGAGCTCTCCAAATCCACTCCTGACCTGTTCCTATAGCGGTATCGAAGTTACCAGGAGATGTTGCAGCACCAGCAGCCTGAGAAGCTACAAGAGCTTCATTCAATACTAGCTGATCGATTGCAAATCTGATTTCCTGAGTTGAGAACTTCATACCCTCATCTGCCAGCACGAAGCCATGCACCTTCTGGAGCAAGATTGCTGACATTACACTATAGTTGAGTTTCAACGGGAATACTCTCGCATCGACGTTACTTGAGGTAACTTCGAGGTCGAGTCCGCCAATTCCCTCTGGGTAGGATTCAACGTTCCATCTGTAAGTTACGGCTGTATCGACAGCGTCTACAGTATTACCAACACCTGCATCTAAGATCACGATGCCCGTTGCTACGGTGTAAGTACCAGTTGAACCTCTATCACCAGTTAGCGTGCCATCACCGTTATCTGAGAATGTTTCAATAGCCTGGACTGCTGCAACGGTGGTAGTAGCTACTACTACGATCGAACCTGCGATCATCGGTAGGTTAGCGACAGGATCCAGTGTTAGGGTCTGAGCACCTGTACCTGGAATATTCGCTTCCGAATAAACCACGTCTGATGCGTAACCTCTTGCACCTTCACTTGCAGCATGACCTGTTGTTGCCCCGATGAGTGTATCACCTGCTGTTATGTTGCCCTTTGTAGTAGCAGCCTTAACGTTCAGATAATAGACCTGAGCCTGAGGTCTGTCAATCGCCTGAACGATAGATACGTGGTCTGCAACCAAGCTCGGTAGCAATGCAGGGATAGTTGGGAGCATCTGCCTTGCAAACGCAATTGCGTCTGAAGTAGTCGCCTCGGAGAGTCCCTCGTTGACTTTACTAAGAACATAGAAATCAAAAAGGTTGTCACAGCACTGGGCTATGTTCGCCTTCTGATATTCTTTCAGTTCTTTACCTTCATCCTTGTAGAAGCCTTCTACAATGTCGATGTAGGGTTTCCAACGACCAAGAGACTCAACCTGACGTCTGCGGAGCTCCGTTCTGCGTTGTTCCGCTAATTTCTTTACGTCTAACATGAGTTTTCTCCTTTATTTTATGAACCTTTAGAAACGTCTTTGATAAGACGTTTAGTTACATTAAGCATCTTCCCACCGATAATAGAGTCATCGGTAGACGGTACGGTCTCATTGACCTTCACTTCGGAAACCCCACCAGAGTGTAGTAGGCTCTCTTTTAATCGAACTCTGAACTCAGCGATCATCTTGTTCACTTCCTCACGGGATGAACACTGCTTCAGCACATCAACAGCTTTCGTTGGCAACTGCAATCCTGAATCTGCGATTGCAGTCTCCACAACTGTTTTATTAAAAATCTCCTGAGCACACTTGGTCTCAAGAGCTTTCGTCTCTTTATTAAACTTATTCTGGAGTTGTTTCATCTTGGAATCATAAACCTTCTTGATCTCCACAACAGTCTTCTCTGCGATAGACTTCTTGGCTTCCGTAATCTCCGCTTGGTGATCTTCAACCATACGGGTCACCTGAGCTTCATGATCCTTCTTGAACTGTTCAAACTGCTTATCGATCTCCTTGCAGAGTGTCGCCAGTCTAACACGAGTTATCTCAGCTTCCATCACATCTGTTGCGTATCGCTCAGTGATCTCACCAATACGACCTTCTGCGTTCTCCTTGAGAGTCTCTGTAGTCGATTCAGCCAACACCTCATGCTCACGATACTTCTTAACTAAGCTCAGTGCGTTCTCGATGAAGTCAACAACTGTCTTGGATTCCTTGAGAAGTCTCTGTTCATCCTTATTGAGAATCGCATCCTTGGTCACATTCTTGATATTAGCAAGTAGCGTTGCGAAATCCACCTCAGCAAGTCCTTCCTTGATTGACTCACCGATTTCTGCTTTAAGTGTAACCGCATTGTCACCTATTTGATCCCAAGAACCGATTCGATAAGGTATGACATTCCCTCCACGAGGTGTCAGATACAGCACACCATCCTTCACTTCGAGATCCTCTATTTCATCTGGAGCACTGTTGAAGTCGCCATCTTTGGAACTGATAGTTACCCCGAACTGCTTGATAGCTTTCACTAAGCCCTCGTGGTTCTCTTTAACTGATTCCTCTTGGGCAACGATGGGGACTCGTTTCATATTCTTACCTTCACCCTCGATACGGTAGATATTCTTTTTAGGCACGAACTTATTCAACCAATGTATCGCATTGAAGCCCTGACCGTATTTGAGCATCTTCTTGATCTTCTCCATCCAACCCTTCTCAACTCCAAAGTACTCATACTTCTTACCGTTGATGTCAAAACTCATTGTATCTGGACCTTCTGCGGTAAGTGTGACTCCCTCACCGAGCTCTTTAATCTCGAAGAACTTCTTGAGTTCTTCGGTGACATCTGGGAGGTCACCCTCTAGAAGACCTGACTGCATCATCTCTTCCGCTAGCATAGAGAACATATCAGAAGCTTGCTCATCGCTGAGTTTCTCCAGCATATCCTTGACCTTGTGTTTCTTGCCGTATGCGTCTACCTCAAGCTCAAGAACGGACTCCAACGATTCGTTCTTCTTCAACGTCTCAAGCAGACATTTACCATCTTTGCATTTGAACCCCTCGAGTAGCGTGATAGCGAACTTCTGATCGAGCTTCTCCTCTTGGATCCCCTTCTGCACGATGGTGACAATGTTCTGCTCAACAGATTCTGGGTAAGCTCCGTAGGTCGATGGATCTGCTGTAAAGTCGACCGTCACGAGCTTATACTTCTCTGGGATAACTCGATGGTATTTCTTACCGTCTTCCTCTACCTCGTCAAGTTCTCCCTCTGCTCGAGTGGACACTCCAATACCGCAGTTCGCTTTCAACAATGTATCGATGATTCGACCGTATGGAGTATCTAAGATCTCAAAGATTGCATGGACTTTGCTGTTCGCACGATCTTCGACAATCTCAGTAACGATACCAGCTATTCTGTCTGTCCGAGTGGAAGAACCCTCTTCAGGGTGCTCCTCTTGAGCGAACATAGTCCTATTGCCGAGTTTGTCCTGGACATCTTGGTCTTGGCTTACACCGTCCCATACTGCCCATTCATACATACGATTATTTTTATTAAGCTCACCTACGTTACAGATAGGGTATTTAACCTTGCACAATACTCCTTCTGATAACTTCTTGCGATCCGCCTCGAGAATAGTACCCTTCGCTACAAAGCGTTCAACAATCTGCTTTATCTTCTTCATTTCTCTCCTCCTGATTGTTTCCAATAGTCTGGATCCTGAACCCATGGTTCTGGATTATCCTCTTGCTTAGGATTCTGTTTATTGAATAACTCTTCCCATTTAAGATTATGCTTTCTAAAATAGCCGACCACATTCAATATATGTAGTAGTCCTCTCCATGCTCCTGCTCGGAAGTGCTTATGGAATTCACCTTGATAAGGCTGTGTTCGGAGCTCGAAGAATCTTTCGATAGACTCTCCCTCATTAGCTTTCAAGTACTGCTCAGCCATACAACCTCCGTAATGTACACCTCGAAGAAATTCCATCTGTTCTTTTGTCAGCATCATAATCTTACCCCTTAATCTTTGACCACTCTGCATCTCTCAACTGGGCTTGTGACCAGCTATGGCTGCATTGATCTGAGAGGTGAGGTGGGGTCACCTCTCAAATTTAAGAAGTATGTTATGCTAACACACCATCTGTTGCTTTTACTTGCCAATTCGTACCATCAAAAATCAACTCACAAAACTCACCAGGAGCTGCTAATGTGACGGTTGTTCCTGTACCGAGATTCGCTGGAGTAATTACCAAGTTATCTCCACCAGCAGTCTCTGCGACGTAGCAAATCAGAACGATCTGTCCTGGTACTCCGTCAGCGAGGTTCAATACGTCTGCTGCCGTAGTCGAGGTTACCATCGTTGCGAATACATTCAAGCTAAGTGCATCAGGCGTAGCACAGGTTAGTGTTGCCACATTACCTACGAGTGCTTCACCGAATGAAATATCTGTCGCTGCATCCACGCTACCTGCTGAAGCTACGACACTACCAGTGGTTGCTATAACACCTGTTCCACCAGTAACGATCGCTCCTGCTTCAACTCCACCTGAAGTAGCTACGATATTCCCGAGGTCTACAGTCACACCACCCGCACTCACGATCACGTCACCGAGAGTAGCAGTGATATCACCTGTATCCGCAGTCAAGCTCGCTGCACTAAACGCACCGCCTGTGAGAGCGATACCGCCAGTGGTCGCAATACCTGTGTTACCAAAATCAAGCGTATTGGTTGCATCCGTGTAACTGATGGCTGCTGTATCTGCACTACCAACGAACTCAAGACTCGCAGCTCTACCATTGAACTCCAGGATCTGTACATCACCAGTGATCGGGCTTAACCGAATATCCCCTGACTGTGATGTGATTAAAGTGTTCGCACCATTCTGTAGGATGATCTTTCCTCCAGACCTGATGACGAGGTTGTCCATGATGTCTGCGTGTGCAGTTCCCACACCCAATGCGAAACACAGAACCAATGCTAACAATGCTAGCTTTCTCATTTTCTTTCCTCCTTTTTATATTTAAAGTTACCCTACCATTAATAGTTAAGCCACCCACCATGAGTAGCGTAGTTAAGTTACTTCCTGAACAACCCCTTGATTCTCCCGAAGATCCCTACTTTCTTCTTCGGCATATCATCCCGTTGCTTAATCTCAGGTGCGTCATCACGCTCAGGCATCTGCTGATCTGGTAATACAACCTGAGGCTCCTCACTGACTGGAGGAAATTGCACTGTACCCTTATCCAGATCTGCCTTGGCTTCCACCCTCATCTCCACCGTCTCTTTCGCTCGAGTTTGCTTGACTTCAGCTTCTTTATCCTTATGCTCACGGTGGTGACGCTCCTTAGGTGGAAGCCCCTTAGAAGCTCGCTTACGATTCTTTTGAGCTTCCTTGATACCACGTTTCTTTTTCAACTTCTGCCGTTTATTCATCTTAGATCCGCTCTCCTCTGTTGTAAGAACACACCTGGAGAACTGTCTTTATCGTCACGTTTGGCAACGAAGATCCCACTATCAACCTCAGCGACTAACCAAACTCCGTCTCCTTTTAGCTGCCAGTCCTCCGCTGGGTACTTCTTGAGGAGCTGGTCATAAACGGATGTATCCTCTTCTGGAGAAGTCACTATATAGCCTAACCCAGAGCTATAAGAAGGTTGAGCTTTTAACAGAGTTACTAACTCCTCTCCGTCAGCGAAGTCTCTTGCGATAGCTTCAAGATCCTGGATTGACGCTTCCTTAAGACCGTACTTCTTTAGCAACCCATCAATGACGTTGCCATCCTTTTTGGATTCCTTGGTACCCTCAGGTTCAGCCTGATAAGACTTTAAGAGCTCATCCGATTTCTGGTTGAACTCATCCTGAGTGAGTTTCTTATCTTCGAGCTCTTTCTCAAGGGCTGAGAGTTTCGTATTATAATCAGCCTTCTGTTCCTCGGTCAACTTCTCAAGGAGATCCTTGGCTTGCTTAGCAGGATCGTCCGTTGCGACCTTGGCTACCTTCCCTTCTTTAGGTGCGTCAACTTTGACTCTGTTCTGAATAACGAAAGTCCACATCACACCCTTGCCATGTCTAATCGCATACTGTCCTGGCTCGAGTTCGAATACTGCACTGGCTATCTCTTCGTTCTCAGGATGCTGCTGATCCAGCTTCCTTTTGAGCGTATCATAAGCTCCCGTTTTATCATTAGGTTCTACCAACATCAACCCTAACCCACTACTGAACCCTGGAAGTTCCTTCATCTTAGCAAGATCTTCCTCACCTCCCGATACTTCTTGGGCATATTCCTCTTGAGAGAAGATCCTATTCGGAGGAGAACTTTCCTTGAAGTCCTCAACGGAATCCTTGACCTTTTTCTTTCCTTTATAAGTCTTGGTCGCACAATCCTTTGCTTCGAGTTTCTTCTTCATAGCGTCGATGATATCGTAAACGCTCATGTTCAGCGACTCAGCCAACTCCTGGACTGAAGCTACAATCTGAGTACCAACCACACCGATATCCGCACTGCCACCTGGAGATCCAGGTTTCACAGCATCCTTATCTTCACCCTTACCAGGAACTACCTTAGCTCCGTCAACCTTAGGATCGCCAGTCTTGGTCTTGTCACCTTGATAAGAACCTGATCCCTGCTTAGGCGGAGTGGTGTCTCCTTTATCAGGCTGTACCTTAGCTCCAGCAACTGCAGGTGCTCCATCCTTACCCTGCTTGTCATCCGTAGGTTTAGGCTGAGTGATTGCTTCTTTATCCTTAGGCTTCCCCTCTGGGTTATCAGTGTTGACCTTACCACCCTTACCTTTATCTTTATCCGCAGTGTCAACGGCAGGCTCATTCTTCGGAGTCTGATCTGTGTCAACTGCTGCTTCTTTGACTCCATGTTTGGCTAAGAAGGATCTTAACACATCCTTATGAGCTGCATCCACTGAGATGTATTTGTGTCCGCTCGCATTCGACAGTATCGCAGGGACATCGTCAATCTCACCGACATAAGAAGTGTAAAAGGGATTACTCTCTTTCTTAACCAACAGTGCTGCTAGTAAGTTATACTGCTTAGCAGTGAGATCATCTGCGAACGCTAGTTCTTCGGGTACAGCTGAGGCTCCGAAATGTTTCTCCCACTCCTTAGAGACAGCACCCTCTTCGTCTTTATCGAGATCTGCCATACTACGAGTGATGATTGTAGGCTCTTCTGCTTCTTTGACCTTGGTGATTAACTTCTTGGAACCACATGCGTCCATGACCGCAGCTTTCTTCATTGTCTTGGAGTCCTCGGGAGTGAACTCAACAACATATGAGTCCTCTTCGTCAAGTACTTCCTTGACAACAGCACGCTTACCTTCGATCATGATCACATCATCAACAGCTAGAGACTCAGCAGGCTCTTCTACCTCTTCCTCCTCGGGAGTCTCCTCATCCTCAGGTTCGCCTTCTTCAGGAGTCTCTTCTTCAGCAGGTGCAGGTTCAGGCTCTTCTTCCTTGAGGACACCCAAATCTACAAGAAGCTTATAGCTCACACTATCCAAGTTATATTTATCCACCAACTCAGACAGTGCTTCCACTGGAGTGAGTTCAACATCTTCCTCTTTGGAGAGTGTGTCAAGCTCCTCACCAGCAGCATCATACACAATCACACTATCAACGTTTCTTGTCTCCTCGTTCTGGTTAACCTCAACGTAATAACTATCCTGACCAGACATACCCAAGTACTGCTTCTCCTCTGAGAGAGGTTCTTTGTCCTGTGTTTTATCGGACATTTCAAGTAACTTCTTTATCAGAGCGTCTTGTGTAGCTTTCGGATCAGGCTGCTGACCATCTAAGACGGTACGAGACCGATTAAACAGATCAAGAGTGGCATCCTTTTTATTCCCACTGAATGCTACTTCTTGCTCTTTAACGGTTGACTGCGGTGACCTTAAGCTACCCAATGCTTTCTTTGTGTCTTTGAATAACATTTTATTCCCTCCTTTTAATTTAGTCCCTTTAACAGGTTTCTTAATACCGATTGTGATTCTTTATCTGCGTCTGACTTTACCGATTCAACATTGACCTCCTTCTCTGGGGTGGTCTGCTGATCTGTCGGCTTACCGCTGAATACCGACTCAGCGAAATTATTTAGAAGGTGCTCTCGTTTGGCGTCCCCCTCAGGCAAAGCACCTACATCGGTCAAGCTCTTGTTAACCTTCTGGTTATCTGCGGGAGCTCCACCATTGAGATCCTTAATAGCCTCACCTACAAATGAATCCTTAAGTGGATCAGCTGACGACTTGGTCTCCTTAGACTCCTCGGGAATACCAACCATATCCTTACAAACCGTATCAATGAAAGCGTCCTTTAATGGATCCATAATTAATACTCCTCTTCTTCGTCACCCTCAGATGAATCCCACTGAGAGTTAGCGTACTTAGTGTAAGTCTTCGAAAGCATGTCATACTGGTTCTCAGTATACTTACCCTCTTTGCTCTTCACATAAGCTAGCACTGCTTCCTCAATATAGCGGAGTGCACCTTCATATTCGTCATCAGTGAGACCGACTGCTTTATCAATTAAATTGGTTAAGTCTTCAATGTGTAGCTTAGCTGCCATATCGAGTAAGAATGCTACTGGTGCTCCTGCAGTGTGTACTCCGTAACCTTGGTAGAAATAGTCTCCGTCATTATAATATCGATAGACTAACTTATTCACTGCTCTCAATAACTCGCCCTCAACTGTATCAGCTGGACCCTGCGGTGGCATCAGCTTATGGGAGAGCTCTTGGAACTCTTTGCTAGCCCAATCTTCGCTGAGGGTCTCACCTACTGGGGATGTCTTCTTGAGAGCTTTATTTACTAGGTCCAATCTTTCACCCTTGAGTTTGGTTGCTAACTCTTTGAGACTATCTTGACTGAGATCCTCGATCTTACTAGCGAAGTCTGCTTGTGACAAGTTCTCCCAGTACTCGGTTGACTCTTTAATCAGCTCTGGAGTGTCCTTCTCTCCGCTTAGAGTTACTTCTTGTAATCTTTTTAGCATATTATTCATTTCTTCTCCTTCTTATCAGGTCGGAATTGTGGGATCAACTCGAACAGTCTACGAGGATCTACATCAATTTGAGTCTTCCCAGCTTTATCAACAAAGGTGCTGAGATCTTGTACGCTGACACCTGATTTCCTAGCTCCGATAGCTCTGAGTAATTGTGTCATCCCTGGTTTATCCTGGGTTGAAGAGGTTCTACCTTTGGGATCCTCTAGGTGATACTTCCCATTATCAGAGACCAGAGAAACATGATACTGTTCTTTTAATTTTCTCTCCTCGATCTCATCTCTGACTTTACCATTCTGATCGATAACCACAACCTTGGAAGTATTCCGAATCAGTGGTTCTCTCGCATCCGTGTATCGAGTGAACCTTTTCTGTCCAGCTTTAATCATCTCAACATCTGATGGAGGCAAATAATCACTGAGTCTATCATACACAGCACTTGACAGGATCTCTGAGAGCTTGTATTCCTTGCTCTCATCCCCAGAATTGTATATCACAAATACGTGACTACCACGCTGAAGATAGTAGACTGATTGATAGTTGAGTCCTATTTGATCCAATGCATTAGAAAGGTATCCTCGGTGTTCATCGAACTTAGCTTCTTGTAGTTTCTTTAGCATCTTATTCATTTCTCCTCCTTCGTGAACGCCACTCCGATGGCAGAGAGACGGTCACCTTCACGTGTTGAGTTCCAATCGAAACGGTATTCCTCCCCATCCACTTCTATGGTGTAATAGATATATGTCCCCGCATGTCTAGAAGCCGAACGATCTTTCTTAAGAATGCGATATGTTCGGTTAGGTTCCACCTTAGGAGCCTTACCTTCACCGAACACTCTATCGATAGCCGACTGACTCTTGAAACTCAAGAACCCTAGTCGAGACGCTGTATCTCCTGCTAACTTATCACGGAGGTCTCTTAAGGTATCTAACCGATGAGGATTGATCGCCCCATCCTTGAGAATACGATCAATCTGATGAACAGCGGAATTGGTATCACCACTCTTCAAATGATCAACCGCCTTATGCAGATATTCAAGTGCAGTTTTCTCACCTGGAGAAGGCTGCACTTCGAGTTCTGTTATCTGACCCTCTAACTCAATAATAGCTTCAGAGTCCTTCTCTTCGCTTAGAGTTACTTCTTGTAATCTTTTTAGCATCTTATTCATTTTCTAATACCTTCAATGCTTTATCAATTAGCTCAACTTGGTGCTCAGAGAACTGCCACCTGACTCCTTGTTGCTTATCGAACCATTGTCTTGCAGTATTCGTACCTAACTCTCTACTCATCGCAACCCAGTCACAAACCATTTCATATACGTCAAGCTCCCCCATCGCACTCGCATCAATACATTGTACTGATTTGTCCCTGTCCTCAGCATCTATATTTGCGTCACTCTTATCTGTCAAATGATATTCAGGATGATGAGAATTAGTAGTCACATGATGTAGGGTAGCTTTGTTCTCATCTTCTTTGGTCAACATGCCAGGTGTCTGATAACCTTTATCATGATACGGGTCATGCTCACCATTCTCTTTCTCCAACTTGTGTCTCCAAGTAAGAGAGATATACGGAGTACGTTCTGGCTCTTCGAATTTACTTGCATCATGTATCTCACCTCTTGCAGTAAGATCAGAGAGTTCTGGCATCTTATTAACTAATTGACTTATTACTTCCTTAACTAAGCCGATGTGTTTGTTCGTTCTCTCCTCAAAGAATTGTTCTTGCTCAGTCTCGAATGGCGTCTCTTGTAATTGCTTCAATAGTCTCTCCTGGGTAATGTAGTTAGGCTCAATGCCAGTGAGTACTGATTGAGCACAAAGTAGACCATTAGCCATGCCTCTCATGTAGGGATCCTTCTTCACTGTAGGCTCAGCTACTTGTATGTCGATTACATCTTGTAAAGCTGTTAACATCTTATTCATTATACATTTCCTTTAATGCTCCCAGACCACCCATTGCGTAGTCTTCGAAATCGGTAGTGTACGTTCTGCGTCCTGTTACTTCCCACATGAAGAACTTATAGACTATCTCGAGCCAGTCCGCTTTAGTCGGATGGATACTCAGTAAGTATTCACTCTCAAAGAAGACCCTCGGATCTACGTCACTATCAGTCTCGATAACGAGATCACGCCATGCTGAATAGAGTAGGTTCGCTATAAGTGAAGCTGCTCGTGCTACCCATTCTCTCCCGTATTTTAACTCAGTCTTATTCATGATCCCTCACATCGGTACCGTTACATCATTGACTTCCAACTGGATAATGTCTTTGTCAACTCTTAAGTCTTGGATGTTACCACCATAGACTTGCATGCCAGGATGTGTGCCGAATATATTATCTACAATAGCTTGCATCTGTTCCTTAGTAGGATCGAGTCCTAACTCTTTCCTATTGAGAGTTACTGTGATAGCTCCGTATGTTGTCTCAGAATCGGTGTCCTGGATATCGCCTATCTTGACTTTGATTCCACCACCATCATAACGATAACTAGTGTTCCCAGCGGATGCTGATAAGTCTTGATGGATCTTATCCGCTAATGTCTGAATATTGTCTGGCAATATCGATTCGTGTACTCCATGTAACTTCTTTAATAAGTCACTCATTATACATCCTCCTTAATAGGTTCGCTGTTTTGATTCATCCCCGTGGTTTGACTAACTCCTGAGCTCAAAATCAACCTGCTAACTTAGTGAGATTCATTATTGCACAACCACCCATTAGTGCTAGACAGATGACTATGATCCCCACAACGATTAATAAGTACTTCATTTTAAAGCCTCGTTTATATCTATCTCTAAATTAAGTAACTTACCAACCTTCAGATTCAATTCTCTAAGAATGCCATGATACTCAGTAGAACCACGCTCCGCTTCAATACATATATGTGTGAACAACGAGCTGAGTCCAGTCAGTGCTTCATAAGGATTCTTTATCTTACCCTCAGAGATTCTCTTCAATGTCTTATGTACTGGCTTACCATGGATGTAACTCATGATCTTATCAATCAACTGTTCTCTGGTCTTCAGGGTAGACAGTAATTTATCTGCCTCATCATAACGATTCTCAAGGATAGAGTTCTCTGCTTCCTTGAGTACCTTATTGATTGCTTCATTCTTGGTACCAGAATAGAGACTATGGAGCTTCGTATATTTCTGAGTAACTTTATCCTTCATCAGTCAATCTCCTTCTAATCTTCTTGAGTAGTATCACATAAGTTAACTTGAGTTTGAATCTTAAGTTAGTCGGCATATCCCATACACAAGCTAATACGGAACTGTACCTCTTACTCACTTATTTGCCTCCTGATTCTCTTCCTTAATATTAAGCTTCAACTTGCTAGGCTTCCATTCCCTTGTGATCTTACTGAGCTTGCCTGTCTCATTGAGCTTGAATACTTGAGACGGCTGGTTCAATGACTTAGGATCAACCTTAGCTTTTATCTGAGCTTCTGTCAATTCCGTCTTCTTCCCATTCACTACTGGTAAGTATGAATACAGATCTCCACTAATTGACTTAGGCAATCTTTTCTTGAATGACTCCTTAGCTTTAATATCTTGGAGAGCATAATCTAACTCCTCTGGGTTCTTCACTAACTTAGTTAGGTCAAGATCATCCAACTTAAGTATCTTCTGGTTGATGTAATCTAATAGCTCACCCTTCTTGAGATTCTCCTCACCTACTTGAGAACCAATGAGCTCTATTAATTTCTCTGCTACATCAACCCCCGTATCTAAACCATTCTTGAGCTCCTCTTCTTCAGCTGAGCTTATAGCTGCGAAGTTCAATTCGAATCTACTCGGGTCAGGATTCTTATTGAGATAAGCAAGGTGTATCTGACAGAGTCTCTTAAGACCAGCATTAAGTGCGTCCTGTAATGTGTGTGCATTCTTAGCGAAGTTAATACTTATTCGTCTAGCTGCACTCTCACCGAATGCTCCAGGTAGATCATCTGTAATTCCCAGCATAGACTTACTAACTCTCAGTGCTCCGAGTAATTGATTAGTAAGCAGATCAATATCTGCGAGAGCTCTTATGTCTGGTTCACCACCCATTTTATCTACCGTAACTTCCATATCATCCGACTCAGGTACGAATACATCTTCAATTTGACCGAACACTGGTGAGAATCGATCCTTCCACTGTTGATCTGATCCATCTACGGACATCGATTGTCTTCTCTTAAGTAGAGTAGCATAAGCCTTAGCTAGAGCTGAAGCAGAGTCGAAGTTGCCTCCTTTTATTTTGATATGATATAGATACCATAGTATTCCTCTTGTATATCTACTCATTAATACACTATCTTCACACATTTTGAGTCTTTTGAATACTGGCACTGAAGGTGCTATAATAGGTGTTCCATAACGAGTAGTAACTCTATAACCTTGGTTTCCCTGTACAATTTGGTACTGTACGCCTTGATCTGGTTGCCCGAACAGTCCGAAGGTCGTATGCATTGTACGCTTCCTCAAGCCGAATGTACGGAAATGAACGTACTTCCAAGGTGGTTCTAAGAATGATTCGACTGTAGTCTGTTGACCATATTGTCCAGTACGTACGAAACCTTCTAGTCTACCATTGATGTCTATACGTTCCATATCAGCTGGATGAATATTATCATCTAGGTAAGTGACTCCTAATCCGTCCTTACCTATAGGTTCGATGAAGTAGTCACCATATTCTGCTAATTGACCTGCCCAATCACGGAGACGTTCATCAACACTGACATCTTCTAAGAATTGATTGAGTAGATTCTCAAGTTGTTTGTCTTCGGAAGTAACCCAGACTGATCTATTGGTAAGTGAGCTCATAGCTGTTACTGCATCTACATAGAGTAACACAGCTCCGAGTACTAGTGGATGTTCTAGTGAAGCTTCGCACTCTCTGTAGAATGTTCTTCTGAAGTACCCGATTGCTAGTGCGTTAGCGATATATTGTCTCATCTGATTCGAATCAAGATAAGAGCCAGTAGAAGCTATATATTTCATGATGTCCTGAGCTTGTGCAGGATCAAACATCTTCTTAGCTGTACCCACAGGCACATCTATCGGTTTCTTAAAGATCTTATCCTTCTGTTTATTGAATCCGAAGAAATCCATTATTAGATAACCTCCTGAACTGCGTTGATTGCTTCTAACATTTTCTCAGCTCTATTCTGACCTTTGACAATAGTACCACTGCCAGTAGTCTTCTTAAGAAACTTCTTTGACTCGTCAGTTACAAACCAATCATCTGGTAGATTGGCTGGATTACTAGATCGCCCAGCTCCAGATTTCATTGCATCCATTACCTTCTTTACTGACTCTACCTTAATGGGTGCTCTCTCGCTTGTTACACACTGGTATGTAGATGCGACCACTGCGTCTAGTATATCCTTGCTCCCATCCATGACCAATGTTCTGACGTTTCCGTCTTGTAGTATCTCGACCTCTTCGACCTTCTCTGGGTGATCTATCTTGTTAGTCTCTCGGTCATGTTCGACATTCTTAGCTTCAATATACATCCAAGGATCATAGTGACTCATCCAACGTTTTTCGAACACAAGATCACGGAAAGTCATATAAGGTTTAATTGTTCTGTCAACTGAGAGATAAGATGTTGGGATGCCTTCCTTGGTTAAGATTTGAATGGTATCCTCAGACATAAGTCTCAAGTCTACAGTAAATTGTTTAATGTGGAGTCCTCTAGCTCTGAGGTCAAGAATGAATCTACGCATCATATGTAGAGGGATACGATCACCTTCTTGAGATTTAACCCTCAGCATGAAGTCCGTCTCAACTACTGGGAGCTTCACTTTGGAGAATGTACCTTCTTCATTCTCTTTATCTACTTCAATCCACCTCTTAACTGAAGAACAAGCTATACCCATTGCATCTCCCCCACCAGCTGCAGCTATATCGAGGTGGATATAATGGTTATCTGATAGTTCGCTTCTGATTTTCTTGAGATCAACATAATGAATCCAATCAACTTCGTGGTTGAGTCCAGTCTCGAGAGTGCCTCCTGCTACAGGATCTACCTTAGCGTCATCGAAGCATTCCCTTATGAATTTTTCTGATGCGAAGAGCTTATATCTACGAAGACCAGCTACAGTAACACCTGCGAGATCTCGGAGAGCTCCGATTAGATCATACTCAAAATCATTTCTGTGCTCATCAGGAACATCAACAATGGTATAACCAGATTTAATGAACTCTGCTCTTTCACTCTCTTGGATAATTCTAGAAACTTTGAATGCATCTCCAACTGCTACTGGGAATCTCATGCCTGAGTAAGCTCGTGGTTTAGCTTCCCAAAGCTTAATATCTTTAACAAGTACATTTGTAGAGTTCTTCCTTTTATTAATATGCTGGTCAACGAATGAGAGTTCTTCATCTTTAGACGCACATAAGTATAATTTTAAGCCTGGGAGACTTCCCATCTCCATAAATCGAGTTTCCATTCGTCTTACAACTGATTGGTATGCTGCGAATGTTCTCTCTTTAACTCCTTTGGATTCTCCAGGAGTATTAATCTCATCTAAAATACCACCGATAACATCTCCACCAATCATACCAGCTCCACTACATCTAGGAGAACTGAGCTTGTAATCTATTTTATCGAAGTATAGAACTGGGTTGACATTGCCTCTGAGTACTCCACGATTCATGAACCATGGAGAGGACTGTAATTTATTCTGGAATGATTGGAAGTTGTTTGAGCCTGAGAGGGATAAACTCATTGAGAAGAAGACTAATGATAATGATTTACCGATTAATAGTTTGTAGTATTGCTCTGGGTTCTTCAGACACAGTACTCTATAAAGACCATAAGCAAGTCCGATATCTGCACAAGCTGATTTACCAGTTCCGATTGATCCAGTTAATACAACTTCAAAGATGTTATCGTCTGCATGAACTTCTCGGAGAGTCTTATGCCATACGTCGTAGAGCTTGGTACCCTTGTCGGTTGCATTGCCAAGATATTGAGGATCAGTAATAAATGTAACAATATCTACAGGCTGCTCTGTATAATCAACCTTAGTCAGAAATTCTCGTAACTCAGGATTAGCTTTAATCCTTTGCAACAAGTCTGTATTATCCTGAACTGTCTTTTCCATGTTGATCCCTTATCATGTCGGCTCCTCCTTGCTACCCCTACTAACTGCCCCCACAGTTATTCCGTAGGCGATGGTGTTACAGCATCATTCTGCCTGTCAATGCTCCGTTGAGCACTGGTTAGGAAATCCAGCACGCCAAGAGATCCCACTTCTTTCATCAGGAGTTTCCTGATAAACGCAAGAAAGTGGAGGAATTCGTTAGATTTCTTATTCAACTGAACGAAGTTAACGAACCCTTGTAGCTGTGCACTGTCAAATAGATACTCACTTTTAACTTCACCGAAATAATCAATCATATCATTCGTAATTCTGTAAACAAATGCTGGTTTATACTTCGGTCCGATCCCAGTATCATTACATCTATCACATGCCCACCTACCTTTGACATTCGAGAGGCGAGCAGTATAAGTCTTACAATGACTACAATAAAGATTACCTTCTCGATAATCACGTGTCTTCATCTCAGCAAGTGGCGTACCTTCCAAAGAACCATAACTGATAACTTCAAGCCAGAGCTTCAATAACTCACTACGACTGTAAATCATTCTGGACCTACTTCGAGTTCTTTACGAAGCTCTTCTCGCTTCGATGGATCCATATCGATAATAGCTTTCTTAGCTCCATCATACTTCACTGGTTCTTCTTGAGGATCTCCTGGAATTGCTGGGAGCTTACCTCGCTGTAAAGAAGATACGAAACTCAGCACTGCTGAAGTCTCTACTGTAATGGAACCTCTAAAATATTTACAAACATTCAATAAGAATTGTGGATCCCGATTCTTAAGTTCGCCACTTTCTTTATCATAGAGTAAGTTAAGAAGAGATTCTTCTAACTTGTTCAATGTCACAGCACCGTTCTCGATCCTGCCAACCATACCGACAGCGAGCTTCCGTACTGCGTCACCCATATGAACCATCTGATTCTCTTGAACTTCACTCATAATTAACTCAACTCTTTTTGACGTTTCTGGAGCTTCTTAACTTCACGCTCCAACGATTTCTCTTCTTTCTCAAGAGCATTGATTCTATCTTGCATCGCAATCTTGAGAAGTGAAGGCAACTCTTTTAATCCTGCTTGACTATTCTTCTTAACAATTCCAATATTATGGAGTTCCTTCTCTCTATCAAGGAGCTCCTTATTAATCTTTTTTACTTCCAGATGATTCTTGTAATCTTCGGAATCATCATCAACAACCTCATACCTACGGGGGAACGAGAAATGATTAGGCTTATCTAACCTACCTGATTCCATCCGAACTGGGATAAAGGTCGCTTCTCCAGAACGATACTTATAATACTCAATCTCTCCGAACTCCCCAGTATTTATATCCTTGACTTTCTGTCCAGGTTTGGGAACTATGAGTTCTGAAAGGATCTGAGTCATTACGCCATCACCTCTTCAGCAACTGGTTCTTCATCTGGAACCCATGCAGCATAGATATCTACGCCATTACAAAGAACAAAGTTATATTCTTTACCATCATTCCCTATTGCCTTCATCTTAGCAGGTATGTTTTTAGTACTCAAAAGTACAAGATCTCCCACCTCAATATGATCAGTAGAATACCACTTGTCTTTCTTACACTTCGGATCACGTGGATCAGCTTTGCCCCATGCTCCTGGACCCTTAGCCAATACACAGAACTTATTCTCACCGAGAACTGTCTTCGTACCGCCACCTCTATAATCCGTGGTATCTGGTAAATGAATGCTTCCTATTTTCTCTGGTAAGGGTTTCTGGTAAACGAATACTTTATCTCGAATCGGTCTCAAGCTAAGCTTGATAGCACCGCAAATTTCACAATAAAAGGGAACACTGAAGTCGGACTTGGTATGGTGGAAGTTAGGATTGGCAGGACGAACTACTTCTTCGTTGTTCTCAGTAGTTCTTATAACATCAGTACCGCAGGTTAAACATTTTTCTTGCATCGTGACTCCTTAAAGTGTAAGGTCTACAGAGTAGTGTCCGCAGAGTTTTTCCCTTTTCATTTAACAATACGTGAAAAGTTGGTCGGTATAACTGCTATTTTCGACCAATACTTGGCGTATTAACTTATTTATTAGTTAACTCCCACGATTACCCACAGGTAGAATGCTCGGATGTTGAATATAGTGTAGATAATAGTGACGATTAAAACGATCAATAAGCGTCTTTTTAAGGCTACAGAGAACCAGAGAACGTTACCAATGAACGCATATATGAAGGTTAGATTATTCTTAGTACCAACAAACCATAAGCTCATGATTGTTACAAAAATAATCGCTAAATCAGTTAACGTTATCTGGCTCTCCCTCACCCATTTCATTTATTTTTCCTCGATCGCTGCTGGCTTCGGTGCTGGTACAGTCCTCGGGAGAGGCTGTACTGCCTGCTGTCTTCTCATCGCATTCTGTCTTTCAACAGCTTGAATCAAACCCGACTGATTCATGAGTGCCACTACATTATTATGAACCCTCTGAAGTTCTCGTACTCTAGTTTCTGTACGATATCCCCAGTAGCACAATAATAACACGAGCACTGCAGCTACGAATCCGATTACATTGTCTTTGTTAATTTTCATCCTGTTCCTCCTTTGATTGATTTATTTTGTTCCCACTCGAAGTACTGATTAAGTAGATCTCGCTCCATTAAGAACTCGAACATCTGCTTCGCTTGAGTGAGTACGGACGATCCACCTTCAACGATTGCAGTGATAAGTTTATTTACTGAAGCTTGTTCTTGTTTATTCAACACTACTCCTTCTATAATAAACTGGTGGAGGACTTACAACATAGCCTTACTGCCCGATATTTTAACGAGCTTCCTCTTAGCCTCCCTAAGAGTTTCGAATTCCTAGCTTCGGGTACTTACCGCTATGGATGCCTCCAGAGTTACGATTTACCTAGAATCTTATACATACCACAGCCACAAACTGAACATTTACCTTTAGCTGCCTTACGACCATTCTTCATCGTAACTTCATTGACTTCAACCATGGTCTGCTTTGCCTTACATTTAACACAGTATCCAACGACATCTGCCATCTTGATCACCTCCTTCTCTTTTCCCACTCTTGAACTAACGATCTATACACCAGTTGGTTCGGTATATAGTGTTTAAAGAAGTGCATATCATCCCCAGTTAGACACTTGGATAATGCTGCAGCTATACCTGCACTTCTACTAATCCCTGCTTCACATTGACAAACAATCAATTCAATCCCTTGTCCATTGAATTTATTGACGAACTCCCAGATCTGATTAGCCATAGCACGATCGAAGTAAGTATATTTACCTGGACTCTCTTCTATCCGTTCTTCCATCTTGGTACCGTATAGATCATGGAACGCTAATCTGAGTACTCCAAGAGTATGTTCGTTCTCCTGGAACTTAGCTGGACCTTCAGAGTCTCCTGGATCCATAACTGAGATCACAACATGGTTCCTGTCTGGGACGAAGCTTTTGATTGAAAGTCTGCTACATACTAGGAATTGCATTCTTTCTCCACAACATCGAAGATCTTCTTGAGCTCTTCGACAGATAACTTTCTGTCTGCAATCTGATGGATCTTCCCTTCAAGGTAATCATTAATCGTATTGCTCACTCTCTTAACCGCACCCTTCTTATCATGGTGATCTTTCTTGCTCATGTTCCCCATAATCTGAGCAATCAAAGAAGCACCATGTAATTGACAGAGACAGTATAGATCATCCCGAATCTCGTAGACTAAAGGATGATTCTTAAGTACCTTCTTAAACCAATCACACCGAGTATCGTATTCATAACGATAAGTTTCTTCCTTCTCATCGAACCCACCAGTTCTACCTACGTATCTCGCTGGGAAGTATTTGAAGAGCTTATCCATTACCGAAACGACTTCAGCATTCTTGAGATTAGTTTTAAGCTCTATATAACCTTTCATCTTGCTCTCCTTAACTCTATATCTCGCTATACTGACCATGCCGTACCTTACATCACCGAACTCAACCTTACAAAACTACACTTGACACCACTATACCTGACCGAACACGAGTCTACCTAGCTCCGCCTCGTCCTTTTTAATGTCTTCTTCAAATAATTGATTGATTGTGGTAATGTGCTTAACTTAAAACATTGCATGCTCGTTTTCACAGAATTGTTCGTCGCATTCACGAACCCAAGCATTAACTTCCATTGAGGGAGATCCTTAGGGGTAATCTCTCTACCCTGAAGAGTCTTGAACAACTTCTGTAATGTATTCCATGATACTCCTACCAGATCTCTTACCTCGAACTTATCTGGTAAAACCTCTTTCTTAACTCTGCATCTTACCATTTAATCCTCCTTGTGATTAATGGAACCTTGCTATACCTGACCCTACCGTACAGGACACCACCAAGCTAAACCAAACCTGACCACGCTTGGCACTGCTTTATTTCCCGATTCTTCCGAACTTGACAACTTCGAATCTACCATAACGAGGTCTCCAATTTCCTATTCCAATGAACGAGCCAGCATACTCAAATATCTTTTTCAATGTCTCGAAATTAATCGAATCGTTCATCACATTCGTAGTGAAACTCAAAGACCAATCTTTAATTATCGGACGGACTCTCCGAATCCGAGCACCTGTTCTAGGTGGGACTACTACCCATCGCTCGAACTTCTCCACCTTCGTCCCTTTCTTATGTAGAATCATCTCAGGCTCAATCAGTACTCCTCCCTCAACGACACTTGCATAACTCAACCTTCCTTCATATTTGAAACGAGCTCCAGCCTTAACAAGTGCTGCCATAAAATGATCTGCGGGCTGTACGAGATTCCCTTTCTCATCCCGATACTGCGTACTCTCCATCTCCAGTTTCTTGTATCCCGCATCATTATAATCCACTTTCTTCCCTGTAGGGAGAACGCTCATACTCTCAGGATTATGCTGAATCAGAGGACACAAACCCTTAACTTCTGTCGCGATCTGTCCTAACATCTGACACCTCCTTGGTTACGAGGCACGGAACTGTACCTCTTTAAATTGATACAACTTGTTGGACTTCTTCCAACATTCTGTTCACTGTATCTAAAGGAATAGCGAGTTCTCTGGAGATATCTTCAGGGTAGAATAACCGAACTTGTGTCTCTTCAACCATCTTAAGGAGACATTCTCGTCTGCCCCAATTCCTTCTATCCTCGCCTGATCTTCTTCCATTTCGCACTTCTCCTCCTTGTCAACTTACTTAACGTAACTAGGAGTTTAGCCTTGAGCAGGTGCTGGTGGATCGAACTTAGGAGTTACATTATCATAAGTCTTCTCGAATATATCTTTCGCACAAGGATAAAGTTCACCCTCCACACCCTCAATCAAATAGTCACCAGGATTCCCTTGCATTGTACCTTCCAGAGTAACAACAGTGAACTCCTCATTAATCTGAATTGCCTTGATTGGAATCGGCAGCTTCACATGCAGACTGAAGCCCTTCGGCATCTTCCTTATTTCCATTTTGCATCCCCTTCGCTTTAGCAGCACTTAGTATCGGTTCGATGATCTTCTGCATCTCTTCGATCAGCTTCCCCTCGAGGTGTCCCTTCTCTAAGTCACGCCACACTTGCTTACGTTTCTTACGAGACCAACCAAGATTCCTCTCAGCTTCATGTAGGACATCGAAGAACATCATTGTAGATTTAAATATCTTAGCTACGAACTCACGTTGCTCGAGCTTGAATGATTCTTCCTTAGTGAGTACTTTCTTCCTGAAGATATGCTTCTTAAACCACGCTATGAAGTCATTCTGGTATCTTCCCATGTTCCCTCCTCACTGATAAACTTCTGTTACATCGTAGAAGCCGTTCTCTTCAACCTTACTGATCCATTCGATTGCACGTTTCGTCGCATCAGCAAATACTTGTCTAGAGAAAGACATGTGTTCAATTGTGATCTGTTGATTACCAGTCACAAACATCACCTTATGAACTCCCACGATACCTCCTGCTCGAACTGAGATAGGATGTTTGACTCCTAGTTCCTCCGCAATCCTTTTACCTGTCCCAGAAGGAGCATCTTTCTTACCTTTGAAGTGTTCATCCATAACTACGATGTCTGCAGTAGGCATGAGAGATCGGATTAGCTTGCAAGCTTTAAGTAAGACATTGATCCCATCCGAGATATTTGGAGCGTAGAGTAGTTTGAGATGTTGACCATAGTATTTAAGCGTCTCCAATTCTTTATAAGAGAATCCTGTAGTTCCTAATACAACCCGACTACCTGAAGGAATCCTCTCCAGATTCTCTATCGTAGCTTTGTGATTCGTAAAATCAACAAGAACATCTGGAGTATCTGCTTCTGTAGTCTCCTTGAGACTATCGGGGTGAATAACCCTACAGCTCTTGTAAGGTTTGTGGTGTAATCGACAAATAAAATCGAGCTCATAAACTGGATCTTCTAGAATAGAATCGATAATCACTTTCCCTGTTCTGCCACAGCCTAAGAGTGCGACATTCGTTTTATCATTTTTGCTCTTCTCCATCTTTAGACTCCTTATTCTTCTGGTTAAAGATGTGACGCTTAGCTGCGTATCCAGGCTCAACTAACCCAGTTCCCTTACACTCTGGGCACAACATCTTCTCTTGTTGCATTGTAGGTTTTCCATCTGCTCCTGTCTGAATATTCGAACGCTGAACTTTCACTACGATACCAGCACCTTGACAAATCGGGCATGCTATCATCATAATTTCACCCTCCTCTATTTTATGTTGTGTTTCTTCCTTATTCTCCTAGCTTCAGACTGTGCATCATCGGCAAGACTAATGAAGAATAATATTCCCATTACAAATAGGACTTGCATCAGTCCTCCTTTTCAATATAACCTGCAATAAAACCGTCGATCAAAGAGAAGACAGACTCACTGAACTCCATGAGTGCATCATACTCTTCCTTCGGTACGATTACCACAGGCTTCCCATTCTGATATAATTGTTCCATCAGGACTCCTCTTAACCTTTGGACACTGGAGTGTCTCTTTCTACCTCGATTAATGCTCGGAGTAATGAAAGGTATACCCGAGCATCTTTAACTCTACCCTCAATAGGCTCTGACAATTCTTTCATCGGCTTACCAGTCTTTCTAGACTCAGCTTCATCCTTAATATAACTGGCAATTGAATCCAAATGTTTCTTAAGATATACCCACAGAACTTGCTTCGCAGTTAGATTCAATTCTTTAGCCAACCGAGTAAAATTATCTAATCGATCACCTTGAGTATACTCATCACCCTTAATCTTACCGATTGCTTTCTCCTCTTCGACCATCTGATCTAGGAGCTTATCAAAAGTTTCATACCTCATTCTGTATCCTCCTCATCGGCTAGACACCTATCAGCCTCAGGGTTCAGATGAATTATCATCTGGTCTTCATTATCTTCCACACGTTCAATGTATAGTTTATTAATGATCACCTTCTGAGCGAACTGTTCATCTGTCATCTCAACAACCATAATCTCTCCACTATAGTTACCAAAAGTTATATCGGAGTAATCCATCTTCGCAGAAATGCTGAGCTCTTCAGATCCGATTAGGAACTCATACGATTCCTCAATTATCGGATCCTCTAGAATCTCGCCTTCCTCTTCAATCACAATAGGATCCGAAGGTACTGCTGAAGTAGACCTCGGGATTTCTCCTTCATAGACTTCCTTAACCTCTCCAACGAAGTCTTTATCTTGAGAGACAACAAAGATAAAGGCTACACTAACGATTAACACCAATTGGAGCTCACTGATTAGAATCCATTTACTTAGTTTCATTAGGAACTCCTTTCTGTAATTGTCCTAAAGTATGGTAGAACTCTTGAGTGATATCAAACTTGAACTGTTCGAAATCAATCTTGAATCCTTTATCCTGGATCTGGCTATAGTATTCCATACAAAGAGCAGTCAACAATGTAGAGAGTGCAACATTCAACACTCGCTTCCTATCAAGTTGAAGTTCTTTATTTCCTGCAATCGCTCCGAACATTATACGAGATAAGAAATCTCGATAGTCATCCAGATTACCGACTTCCTGGTCTGTGTGAAATATCCTTCGCATCTTAATTACCCTTACGTTCATAACACTCACAATAATCTTCAAGAGTGTAATCCTCATCTACGTTACACTCGGGTTCCATGTCCTCTGTCTCTGATACGAAATGCTTGCAATAAGGACAGATCTTACAGATCCTTTGATTCTCATCGTACAAAGACATGGGTTCTCCTTCAACTAACTTAACGTTCTTGAGAGTTGAATCTCCTTATGTTGTTCGTTATCCCCATAATGCCATAGTTTTCTTGAGACCTCCCTCGATTGAAGTCTTCGCAGTCCACCCGATCTCACAGCGGAGCTTCTCCACAGATAAGATTGAACGATGGATATCTCCCTTACGAACAGGAGCATAAGCAGGCTCCCGATCAAAACGACCGAATCTGTTCATCAACTCACACAATTGCGTAATAGTAACTTCTCTTCCAGTACCGACATTATACACCGCAGGCTCTTTCGCCCGAGAGAACATCACCCTTACGATTGCATCCGCTACATCTTTCACGTAGATGAAGTCTCTAGTCTGACTCCCATCTCCAAAGATAATCGGGTTCCTTTTATTCAAGAACGCAGTCATGAAAGATGGTACTACTGCTCCCTCACCTCGATCTAATAACTGTCGTTCCCCGTATACATTCGCTAATCTTAAACTCGTAGGGATCATCTTCGCAGTCCGACAATAGGCTGTGTAGAGTTCTCCAAGGTATTTCTGCAGTGCGTAATGATTCTGGACATACTTATTAGGACTAAGATCTTCTTGCCCAACGAGACCACAATCTCCATAGACTGCACATGAAGAGATGTAGATGAATCGCCTTACTTGAGCTCTAGCTGATAGGTGAAGCACGTTCAGTAACCCTGTCAAATTAGTGCTAGCATAAGACATCGGATCTTCCATCGATTCTGGCACACTCGTCTTAGCTGCAAGATGGATGACGAAGTCTTTACCTTCCAGATACTTAGCAACGTTCTTACCTTCTCGGATATCTGCGTTCACTACTTCTATCCGACCTTCCTTAGGTATATTCCTTGCCACTCCAGTTGAGAAGTTATCTAATACAGTGATCCGCTCAAAGTTATGTTTAAGCAATTCTTCGAGCAGATGACCACCAATGAATCCTGCACCGCCTGTAACTAGTATCTTCATTCTTTCATCCTTATTAAATACAGTTGTCCTCCGAGCGTGATCAATTTCCCTTTCCGACCTTCTTCAGGAGAATCCACTTCGATTAAATCAAGAAGATACTCTTGAATTAGAGCTCGGAGGTTACAATTCAGTTCCGCAACAAGCACGATCGCCTGTCCTCTCTCCTTACACTGATGCTTCGGAAAATTCTCATCCACCAACTCAGTATAAAGATTCATTAAAGCTTGATCAAAAGGATCCCTCTTTCCTTTAGAGCCTTGCGTCATCGATTAGATCTCCCTCTATAAGCATTCCTTTTACAGATATCCTCATGGAACCTCGCAGCAACATGCCCGATACTCCAAATCACTTTGGAACCACCCCACATGATGAAGAACCACCATAACCCATGAGCAATAGTAAACCACACTTTTTCTGGTATTGTACTAAACATCGCCCCTCCCATTCTTTATACTGCTCTCACTTACTCCCTCGAGCGAATTGTTATAATTACAATAGATCTTACGAATCCCTTTACTGCATCTCGTTTTCTGTTCTTCAGACAAGCTACTCACTACATCATCTACGTTAGCAATTAACTGAATTAGAAGGGTCTTCTCTGCTTTATTCACCTGAACATCCTCCGCATCCATGACGCTGATGCATCTGATAACCTCTCACAGTATTCCAGACTCCCTTACAAGTAGGACAAGTTCTTAATCCAATAGGCTCGAGCACCTCAGGATGCCCAGTAGAATCTTCTGGGACTCCCAACCCACGAGATTCCCGAGCTCGCTTGCAAGTTCCACAGATCTCGTCTGTGCCCCAGAAGTAAACCATATCAACCGACTGTCTGCATTCATCACAAATGAGATCCATCTCTGTGGATTCCTGCCTATTCTTTGTCCAACTTAACGTAGATCTTGAAACGTTCAATCAGATTCAACAACATCGTCTTGTAATTCTCGTCCTTCGCCTGCTTCTTCTCCGTCTCGATCAACTTCAGACAAAGCTCCATCTCCGCTGGGCTCATGCTTATCTGTGGCATCTGGTTTATCCTCCTCGATCCTTAATCTAGTAAAAGGTGTATACTCCCCAGCCGATAGACAATACTTCTCAACAAGAATAGGATCGATGTAATGTTTCTCATTATTAATTACTAGATAGAGCATCTTAATCCTTTAACCCCTCCTCCAGAATTGCTCGTACTTCCATATGGATGTGCCGAACTCTTTCAGGAGAAAGATCATAATGGTCTGCTAATGACTTTGTTACTTGGTATGAACTTCCTTGATTCAAACGTTTATAGATTCTAAGATTCCTCAACCACTGATTCCAACGATGAGGAGTTGGTAACACGACAGTGAGTCCACCGAACACCTGGATGAACTCTTCGAACTTCTCCTCTCCTAAGAATTCAAGAAGCTCTGGTAACAAAGACCACTTCTTGTATTTAGGTAACCATCGTCTTAATTCAGGTAATCTTTCTTGTGTTTTCATTCGACCCTCTGAGAGCCCTCTAGAGCCCTGATTTTTCATTTTCCGAACCACCGTTCGCCTTCAACAACTAAACGTTGTAGAGAGCCCTTTATGAGCGAAGAAGAGGGAATCTCGCCTCTCTTCCGAGAAGTTGGCGTAATTCCCAAACCCTCGATCGCACCATAGCAATCGCAATCACATAGATCGAATTCACTCCAGAGATCTTCAAGAATTTCTCCTGCACCAACTCGAGAGGAGGCATCCCTTTCTTGCCGACATAATAATGACAGATAAATTTACAAACATCCTTCCCCTCTTCGATTCTGAAGTACTCGTGTAACTGGTAAAGCTCATTCTTCACAAACATCAGTGCTTCCTTAGTATGATAATTCCGAACCGTCTTCGGATCTATGATCTCCTCGAGATTGATCCCTAGTTCATCTTCATAAGATAAATGCGTTTCATCTCTTTTACGACAGTAACTAACTAAGTAATGATAGATACAACGGTAGAGGAAGGAAGTATAATTCTGTTGCAGGTCGACAGAGCGGTCTTTAAGGAAGGTTAATAAATAAAGGAAAGCTTCTTGTTTTAAATCTTCTTGTTGAACTCCTTTATAAGTAGAACTGAACTTCGAGTAGACAACACTGTTGATTAACCCTTCTAGACTAAGTAAGACTTCTCCGAGCAACTCCTCCTTAGACTCTTCCGTGTATTCTCTATAAAGAGATTTAAACTTTTCCGCATCATACTGAGCTTTCATTTGAGCTCACATTCGATTGCATACTTCAAAATACCGATCGCATCTGCTTCATCTTGTACTTGTATATCTTTGAAAAGCTTCTTAACTGTATCGGCAACCACTTGTTTATTCGAGTTCCCTTTACCTGTTAGATGATTCTTCCAAGTACCAATAGGGACACCACGATAAGGGATCTCATGAGACTCACAGAAAGACTGAAGATGTGATAACAACCCACCATAGATGTGTGCTGCATCTGTGCCCATGTGCCTACGAACAGCTTCATAGAAGACAACGTCAATCTTCCCATACTCTTGAAGAGCACGTAACTTACTGACAAAATTCAAATACCGCCAGCCTGCTCCATCGAACTTCGGTTTATAAAGATCCCACATCCCATGTTGGATGTCTCCTGTAACAAGGAAGTTATCACTGGGAGTGCCAGTGAATAAAGCCCATCCTGTGTAACTTCCTATGTCAATTGCTAGTACCCTCACGCTTCCCTCCTTTACCATCCAACTTCCGACCTCCATCGAACCGAGCACGTGGAGGTCTAGTCGGTACAGCTTGAGTAACCACTATCTCCGACGCCAGAGATCCCTTGGCATTCTTCGTGGGGCTGAACTCTACACCGTCTCCACGATTAAGATTCCGAAATCCCTCACCTTTGATATTTGTATGGTGAGCAAAATAATCTTCTTTGTCTTCACCAGTAATATAACCGTACCCGAGTTTACGATTGAACCACTTGCATTTCCCTTTCATCTGAGCCTCCTGTAGTAGGTATTTTGACAGTCGAGCTACCCTTCCTCTTAGTGACTTCCATCCTCCTTGGGAGAGAACTCAAGATAGACTTGTTGTGAGAGATTACAATAATCGTCTCCAACTCCGTATCCTGTTGTTTCTTCCAAAGTAGAGAGATCAGTTTGTCGACTCCGAGTTCATCTAACACATCGAACATTTCATCGATAAACAGGATGTTCACCTTGTTCGCTCGTTGCTGTGCAAGATCCTGTAATGCGAACAAAAGACAAGCATCGATTCTTCTACGCTCTCCTCCAGAACTACTCTCATAATTCGAGGTCTCGCCTCTGGAAGATGTGATTGTGACATTCATTTTGTCAGCGTATCCGCCACCCTTCAATTCCGATTGGGTATCAAGGGCAATGCTAATCTCACCGTTAGTTAAATAGTTAGTATAAAATCCCAAACGATCATTTAAGTAAGGAACTACCTCCTCTAGTATTAAAGATTTAATCCCACGCAATCCGAAGCCCTTCTCCCAGAACTTCAAACCTTCGACTGTATCAAGCTTGGTTTGGCGTAGGTTTGCTTGCTCTTGCGTTTTATTCTTGATTCCCTCACCCTGCTTCGCCTTCTGCTCAATCAACTCTGTATAAGGCTCTTTAGCGGTTTTTAATTCTTGGATTGCACGATTAAACGACTCTTGCTTAGATGCTATGACCTTCGCATCTCTCAAGCGAGTCTCAGAAGAATCCCGAACGTCCTCCAATCCCTGGAGAGACTTCTCGAACTCTTGGGACTTCAGAGTTTTCTGATCCTCGATCTCCTTGATAGACTTTGCGAACTGCGTAGCTTTCTGAGTCTTCGATTGTTCGAACATATTAATTTGATTCTGGAACTCTGCGTTCTCCGTCTGTAATTTAGTGAGGTCACTATCCAGAGCTTTAACAACACTCTGAACTCTAGAGGGGTCTATGTCACCTTCACAAGTAGGACATTTCCCTTCGAGTCCTGTCAACTTATCTTTTCTACGTTGTATCTCCCGAGCAGTTGCAGAGTGACTAGAGATCTGCTGTTTGAGTTCAGAGATCTGAGCATCGATCTTACTTTGAGCTTGGTATTTCTTGTCGTTCAAGTCTGCGATCTTCGAATCCAACTCCTGCTGAGCTTGAGCTTTCTGAGAAGTCAGCTCTTGGAGCTTCGAACGAGACTCTTGGACTTGTTTCTCGAGATTCTCTAAGTCCCCAGGATCTCCCAAATCAGTAAGTTGTTTCTCAAGAGCCTTCAACTTCTCCTGACGCTCTTGCTCATATCCTTGCTTCCGAACTTGGAGACCTGCTAACTCCTGCTCAATAGACTCTTTCTGTTGAGCGAGATAACTGAAGTCTTTATCCAGGAGCTCCAACTCCCGATTGATGTCACTCATCGTTTGTTTGGTATAGTTCAAGCACCGAGTATAAACTTCTGTATCTAATAACTTTTCGAACATAGCTTTCCGTTCAGCATCTGTAGCTTGAGAGAACTGACGGACATCGCCTTGACCGAATACAATTGTATTGACGAAGGCTTGGTACTCGAATCCAATGAGCTCATTCAAGAACTTCTGAGTCTCTACCATCGTACCCTTTGTGATCTCTTCGTCTCCACAGTAAAGGTTCAGAGCATTCCCAAGCTTCTTATGAGCACGAGTCCTAGTTATTGTATACGTAGAATCATCTTTGAGGATCTTCAGAGAGACGAGACAGTTCTTTCCTGCAACTCGATTGACAACGTCATTTTTATCTTTGAGAGCACGGATAGTCTGTCCGAATAATCCCCAGACAATCGCCTCGATAATAGCGGACTTCCCAGCACCGTTAGAATCTGCACAAGTTGAATCTGCGTTATTCCCTTGGATCCCTATCAACCCTAAGTCGGTTAACGCAAGGTTTAACTTCTTGTATACCATGAACTCTTCTAATTGGACTTCTAGGATTCTCATATCAACTTACCTGCCTCTTCGTAGATCGCTACACCGAGGTCAATCAATTTTTGATCCCCCTCACCAGCGAAGTTAACGTATTGGATAATATTATCTGGAACAGTCGAGGCTAGTTTGATCCCTGATCTCGGTACGTAGTCTTTCTCTTTCTTGAGAAGGACAATCCTATAACGGACATTCGGGAACTTGTTAAGATAATCCTCAACTTCTTCATACCGTTCCTTAGAACAACGAGCTTCAATATAAGTTCTGGAAGTCTCTGAGAAATGGAACTCCTCTTCGAGCTTCGTAGTTTCCTCGATGACATGTGTTAAGAACACAGGACTATGAGGATTCTTGTATTCTAATAATTCTTTACCGTCATATCGGTAGAAAGATTTGTCCTGGAATTTGTCTCCGAAGTTATGAGATAGAAGACTCCCAGGATACATGATGTTATCAAAAATCTGCTTCTTGTGTACATCTCCCGAGATAATCCATTTGAATTTACTCTTGATGAATTCTGGCACAACCAATCCAGAAAGGTAGTAATGAGCATTGTTATCTAAAGTAACGCCATCGATATACTGGTGTAAGAATAAGATTCCTTGATCTAACGCTTTCATCGATGTAATCTTCTCGAACTCTGCATAAAGGGTTTGCTTATGTTTGCAATGAGGGATAAAATAACATTGACTTCCTTCGATCTCATGCAACTGTGGAGTATCGATGATAGTCGCCAACGGTTCATAGACCTTCAAAGAATGCTCTTTTCCAAGCTGATCATATTGATCATGGTTCCCAACAAGCAAATAGATCTGGATACCAGACTCCTTGATCTTCTTTAATTGTTGATAAACAAGGTTATGGACAGGTACCTTCAAATAAGAACGAAGATGATTCACATCTCCAAGGATAACTAACACCTTCTCTTCCCACGAGAGCATACATTGGTGAAGATAATCCATAGAACTCACAAACTCATTCAACCGAGTAGTCAGTCCATTCGGTAGATGATCAGCGAACTCTTTATAGTCATGAGCGTGGAGATCTGCAGTGATAATCATTTCGACTCCTTCAGTTTGTATTTATTGATCTGGTGTCTCAAAGATAGAGCCTCCGTCCTACTAAGGTGGTATTTCAAATCCCCGACCCAAAGAACATACCTACGAGACTTCCAGTTCTTGTCTTTATCTTTCTCACAGATCTCGAATTTAATCATGATAACCTTTCGAACGGAGACATCCAATAGTTGAACTTCATTATAAGACTCTGCATCTCATAATACTTCATCAACTCCATTAATCTCCCACCGTCGAATTTAGGGATACGGATCTGATCAACACGATCGTAGAACCGCAGAGCCTCTTCTCCTCGGATAGGAGGTCTCCTTAGGTTAATTAATTTATAATTTCTTTGGACAGCTTCCCAATTTTCGACGATCTTCTGAATACGATGGTCTTTCTTCTCACGACAAATTTGAGTTATCAGTTGAAAAACTTCCTCTAGGTTCCTCGCACGGTTCAAAGGATCTTGCAGCTTGATAATTGTGCTCCACCCAACACCGTGTACTCCTGGGATGTTATCACTCCCATCCCCTAGGATCGCATGAGCATAACTGAATCCGATCGGTGTCAACCCTTTTTGGTATTCTGCGAAGTTCTCTATGGTCACTACACGTCCTCGACCATCATAGACATTCAGATTCTTACCAACCAATTGGAGATAATCTTTATCAGAAGAAATGATATAAGCTTCTTCCCCTAAGAAAGAGCTCCTCACTGCTAACAAAGCGATAATATCATCTGCTTCAGTGTTCGGTAACTCGATGTACCCAACTCCCATACTCATCAAGAACTCTTTCAATATCGGACGTTGTCGTTCAATCTCTCTCCGAGTTCTTTGAAGAGAGGGTGCGATTGAATCTTGAGCACGCTGCTTGTATGGTGGATAGAGTGCAATTCGATAAGGACTCAACCCATGATCCCAACAGACGTAGATTCGATCGACATCCCCGATCTCTCTAACAATCTTGGAAAGAATCTTTATATAAAGAAAGGGAACTTCAGTACGAGTCCCTTCTTCTGTAGACATCGCTCCACCAACAAAACATCTGTATGCAATGTTCTTTCCATCGACTAAAAGCGTTCTCATTAAGTCCTCACTACATAATAGTTATCAAGAATAATCTTCTTCAGACTCTCTTTGAAAGCCTCATCTTCTTGGATCTTCTTCAGATACGAGTTATATTGTAACTTGATATCCGCTCCAGTCGCAGGATCTTTGAATGTATACCAAGCACCAGCTCGACCGATTAGTTGTTTCGCCACTAACCAGTTTATCCAAGTAGCTGCATCCACGATTCCCTTATCGAACTCAAGATGGATCTCAGCCTCTCTGAATGGAGGTGATACTTTGTTCTTGGTAATACGACATTTAACTAAAATCCCGTAGGTCTCACCAGCAGTATCTTTGAGATACCCTGATCGTTTAAGTTGCATCCTAACAGAAGAATGGAACGGAATCGCCATTCCACCCAAAGTAGTTGTCGGGTCTCCAAAAGTAACTCCAATACTCGTCCTGATCTGATTAACAAAAAGAAGTATAACATTCTCCTTGGAGATCATCGTAGTAATCTTACGCATCGCTTGAGAGATCAATCTAGCATGTAACCCCATATGTTGCTTCCCGAACTCTCCTTCGAGCTCTTCCTTCGTAGGAGTAGCTGCAACAGAGTCCCAGACAATCAATAACGGACGAGTATCTTTTGAAACTTTAACACGTTGGATAGAGAGTTCAATCATCTCAAAAACTTCCTGGAGTGTAGACGGTGCTGCATAAATCAGTTTATCTACATCAACTCCAATCCTCCGAGCTTGGTCAGGCAAGAACCCAGACTCTGTATCGAAAAGAACTGCAACTCCTCCCGATTTCTGATGTTCTCCGATGACGTGTGCTACCAAAGTACTTTTACCTGTAGAAGTATCTCCGTAGACTTCTGTCAGTCTGCCTGCGGGCAATCCATGACCAATTGCAAGATCCAGTAACAAGGAACCTGTAGGAGCCCAAACTGTTACATCACAGTTTGCTACACCAGCACCAAGGGTAGTGACACTCCCTGCACCGAACTCTGCCTCGATCGCTTGGATAACTTCGTCAGTGATATTAGGTTTTTCTTTCTCAGTCATTCTCTCCTCACTTCGTTTTATTCATGGATTGCATACAGAAGGCTTCGTATGCACAGAGCATACAATCATCTTTCTGTGGGTCATATTGCAAACCAAAACACTTCTGATACTGCTCTGGAATAGACATCTTACTCCCCTTGGGAGTTACTGGCTTCGGTGCTTCTGTATCAACTGGTGGTGCCACTGGACCCGCAGGTGTAGCAGGTGCAGGAGCAGGTGCTGGAGCCACAGGAGCAGGTGCAGGTGTTGTAGGTGCAGGTTGTACAGGCTGTGCTACGGGTGCTGGAGCCACAGGAGCAGGTTGAGGCTGAACAGGTGCAGGCTTTGGAGCTGCGGGCTGTGGAGCTGCTACAGGTGCGGACTTCACTGGTGTTGCAGGTGGTGGTGACGCTGGACCAACCTGTCCTCCAACCATACCCAGAGCTTTGTTCAAGATCTCCTGAATAGGTGCAACCGCATCTATTAACTCTTGAGGTTCCCGAACCTTGACTATTTGATCCAGATCTTTCAGATCCGCAAGAACAGCATTAACACCATTCGGATCCATAGAGATTGGAGTAACTGCAGGTGTCGCACGAACGAAATACTCCGTGTCGATACCCTGTCCTCTTCTCTCGATAGTAATATCCCTACCACCCTGAGGATCTGTCAAATCTCCCCACTGAGGATCCAAGATATAACTCGCAATCCCTTCATGAATCGTCACACCGAAACGTGAGACCTGAACTCCTTGTTGTGGAGCATTACGATCGATGATATTCATGAAGATCCTGGTTGTCGGAGAAAGCGAAGATGCGAGTTCCTTCATCTCCTCAATATTAGAATTGTAGAGAGCTTGTCTCAACTCGCAAATAGGACATGACTGTCCTTCTGCTCTCAAACAAACGAACGCACGATTCTCTTCACCGATACTGTAATGATACGCAGTGTCCCTGAAGTAAAGTCCCTTCTTCGGATCCCAAGGCGGTAAGACTCGGATAGAGTTCATCCCAACCTTCGGAGTCCAGAAGCCTTGATAATTCCTACTTGCTTTTGCTTTTTGCACTGCGTCGTATTTTTGCCTCAGTGCATCCATATTCAAACCCATCTGACACCTCCTATTTTAGATTCTGGTTAATTTCCTGTCTCACCTGAGCTCCGAGTGAGATCAACATCTCTTTACGATGGTCTAGAGCTCCGATTACTGCGTCAAGAAGATCCTGGTGGTAATCGGCATCGATTAATTTATCCCCAAGGAGCTTGTACTGGTCATCGAGTAGTATGCGAGCTTCGATATCAGAGAGTGTCCACTTCAATAACTTCTCATCAGACTCACTACGTAGATCCTTCGTGAGAGCACTCCTTCGCTCATTCAGTTTCTTGTTCAGCTGAGAGCGATAACGACGTGCGATCGCTCGAGCAGCTTTCCACCATGCGAAGAGAGAACCCTGATCTTGGTAAGCACTCTTCAAGTTATTCTCGTCAAGAACCAACATCTCATTCAAGTCGACATCGTATTCTTTACCAGCTTTAACTCGAAGCTTCAGAAGTTCCTTATCTGGAATTGGCATAATTTTCTCACCTCCAACCAACTGAACGTAATCTCAGTCTTAGCATTATAAAAATTCCTCCCCAACTTCTTGTTCTTGACCCGCTTGTAATTCTTGTGTTCTAGCAGATTGTCCTTCCCATTCACCACGCATCTTCATATCTTCCATCTCACCCCAAGTTCTTGCAGTCTTCGCCTCAACAACGAGAGGCATCTTACCCATCCAAGGATAACGAATACTCTCCATAATCGGCATAAAAACTTCTTCAACATAGTGCACTTCATCCTCAGGGATATCGAAGATAATTGAATCGTGGATAACCATAATGATTTTTGTTCTCAGGTTATTCTTCTCAATGAAACTCATACAACGATTCATTGCTTCATTACAGATATCTGCAGCAGTTCCTTGGACTGGAGAGTTGATCGCTGCATTTAAGGAACTATTCCGTATCTTTGGATCCTCAGAAAGTACACCTGGGAGTACTCTTCTCCGACCGTAAGGAGTTCGGATCTGAGCGTTCTTCGAAGCTTCTGCATGCAAATTATCTCTCCAAGCTCTCAGTTGAGGGAATTGTCCCCACCAATCTTGGATGATCTCCTTACAATAGTCAACCTCGAGATCGAACTGAGCTGCAATCGCTACTGCACCACGTCCATAAGCTATACCGAAGTTAACTGTTTTGATGAAGCGTCTCTGCCAAGATTCGACTTGATCTTCCTTAACTCTATATACTTTCGCTGCAGTCGTTGTATGGAAGTCTTTGAAGTTCCCGTGTTCGTCTAGTTCAGTATAGAATTTTGTCATCGTCTGATCCCCAGACATCATCGCCATGACTCTCAATTCAATCTGCGAATAGTCTACAAGATAAAGAGCTCCTTTCTCCCAACGAGTACAATACAAAGAACGGACACGAGCATCCCAAGGAGCTTGTTGTAAATTAGGATTCCGACAAGAAGTCCTACCAGAACGAGTCCCATCTGGGATAACTTCTGGTCTCACGAACGCACCCTGATCCATTAACTCAGGCATTGGAACTAAGAAAGCAGTATACATCTTGTTCTTCTTACGGTACTCAAGCAGCTTCACAGCCTCTTCACTTGTCTTAGATAACTCTGCGAGAACATGTTTGGAAGTGCTGTGCCCTTCAATCTTCGCCAGATGTAAGTAATCGAACAGGAGAGTCGCAACTTGTTTGGTAGAATTCGGATTAAAATAATCTTTTTGCTGTTGCTCCAAGAGTCTCTCGAGTCTTTTAGGATCCTGCGTGATCGCTTTAAGAGCCTGTAACTCCCGAAGATGTTTATCTTTAAGCATGCTTTTGACCATGTCATGGTTATTAAAGTATTCCTTGAATGCCTCGATCTCCTTTTTATACTCTTCGGTGAGCACTTGGAGCTGGTTCACATCGATCTTAATACCATTCTGACGCATCTTAATACAATTATGAGTCAAGGGAATCATGTGTTTATGATACAGATCCGTCATACCGAGCTTCTTTAAAGTCTCATCTAGAACATAAGAGAGCCTCCGAGTGTAATCTGCATCTCTACACGCATATGGATATAACAACTCCTTAGGTACGAGTTTCATCCCTTGCTTCTGAGCTTTAGGATTCTGCTTGAACCAGTCTTGTAAGGGAGCATCATAGTTATAGATCTTGAGATACCGCCCTGTCAAATACTTCAACCCACGTTTAGTTGTCTCATCTGCTAAGAACTGAGCAATCATCGTATCACCAGCGAACTGACGAACCTTCAGTCCTAGATGCGTCTCAATAATATCAATATCGAATCTTGCATTATGGAAAACCTTATCTATCGGAACACGTAGGATTTTATCAAAATAACGGAGACTGAGTTCCCGATCGAAGGTATGTTCCTTATCGAACAAAATTACAGCAGATTCACCTTCTGCCCAAGATACAGAAGCTAACATGACTTCCGCACCTTGATAAGGATTTAATCCTGTTGTCTCTGTATCGATTGCTATCCTATCAGTCTTAAGACATTGTTCAATCACATAAACAAGCTTCTCAAGAGTATCACAGACTATCTGGGTTTCTTGAACAGGATCATGATCTATCCTTTCCAACAATCCTGGAATCAACTCGCAGTCCTGCATAAGGTATTCTAGGTTCTCAGGTCGATACATCGTAGAAGCAGGATGAACTGTCGGTAGAACTAAAGGATTATACTCTTCATTAGCTAGAATCCAAGATTGGATTTCACTTCGGACTTTCATGATACCATTGATCCCAGTCACAGACTTGAGAGGCACAGCTCCAAGTGTCACGATCAGTTTCGGACGGCACCTAAGTATCTCCTCGATTAGATACTTTTTGCAATAGTCTGGCTCTGTGCCTCTCAACTTATTCTGTGGTGGGCGACAACGAACAGCATTAGTAATACGATAAGATTGAAGCTCTAATTGTTCAATTATATCTCGGAGCAACTGTCCAGATTTACCAACGAAGGGCTTACCCATAGCCTCTTCATCAGCCCCAGGAGCCTCTCCAACAAAGAGGATATCTGGATTCTCCGAACCGTCACTCTGAATAAACGGATTCGTGGTGTCATTCCACGCAGTGCACTTCTGACAAACAGGAGATAAAGGAGAAGGTTGATCCATTAGGCTACAATCTCCTCACCAAAGAATTCAACCATGGCTTCCTTGCCTTCCATATAAGTATCTAGATTCGGCACACTCTCTTCTTTGATACCCTTCTCTTTCATCCAGAGACAACAAGGTGGGAGTTTATCCCTACCGTCGAGTCTCCTCTCGTTATCATGATCATACCGACATCCGATGAACTTCCCATGACGCACACAAACTGGGTTCCTGAGCATTTTGAAACTCGGATCCACCTTGATCTCCAACTCATGGATAATCTGGTCAATAATCGGTTTCCAAATCGAGCCTTGCAATATATGACAAGAACGCTGTTTAATCATATGCATTAAACAACGGAGATCAACCACCATGTTCAATCGGTGTATTGTCGCTGAAGGCATTACTGCTCTCGCATCTTCAAGAGGCACACCTCGCTGAACAAGCTTACCGTAAGTGTCACCGATGACTGCCATACAGTGGTCGAGGTCTGCCTTGTTGTGAAGATCTTTGGAGATTGACTTCGGAGTATAATAAAGTTGATCTTCCGAGAATCTTGAGAGGTCTGTTATTCGATGAGACTGCATCCAGAAAGCTACACCAACCGTATGTCTCACAAGCTGTTCTCTGAAGTAAACGGGAACATCTTCAAGAATGAAGATGAAGTGGATGAATTCTGCGACTGGGATTTCCATCGCTATGATTTTCTGGAACAACTCAAGATCGTCTGGTTGTGAACCAGCCTTGAGGATTGAATCCAGAGGTTTCTCGGTTTTGCTAACATCCCAAACTGCACGTAAAGTCTGTACAGGATTGGGTGTGTGAGTTAGCAGGGTGACTTTAGGTTCTTTCATTGGACTCCTCCTTCAGTTTGATAGCCGAACGGCTAGTTTTCGGAACGCATATGCGAGTACTAATAAACAAACAATGATTTGTATTAAGAGTTCGCTCATTAATTCTTCCTGATCTTGGTCTTAGTGGGGTATAAGAAGTATTGGATCTCATTGTCCGCTTGCTTCGGATCACCTCTATCTAAAGAATCCAAGAGAGACTCTAAGTGCTTCAGGTACTCAGGGATCTTCGAGAGATTCATCACCTGTCCCTGACGAAAGACAGTACTACAACTCACAGCTGCTCTCTTGAGAGGGAGACTGCGGTTGACCTTATCCGCACTATACCGAGCGACTCGATAACCAACACCGTGCTTGTATCTTGCTAACATATCTTCGTAGCTGCGGATATCACTATTATAATCAGACTTCTCCCCCATAGAGCACCTCCTTATTCTTCCAACTTATTCCTTAGTCTCTCCAATGAGACTATGAATTCTTCGATCATCACCTTCGGGATTCGCTGACGATTCTTATAATTCTGGAAGATTGCGTTGTAGAACTTCGATGCTAGAATAAAATGATCGTCTGCAGTTAATTCATCTTGATTACCGTACAGGTGTTCCTTAGAGTACATTTTCTTGTACTTCTCACCATCAAGCTGATCTCTGCTGGTTTCGTGCTTCTTCCTTAAGCACACAATACAGAACGTTGCCCAGACAATTAAGTCCCAAAGCGTATCTGAACTAACCTCGGCAGGTAACTCCGCTTTCATTTGGTGAGAGAACCTCAGAACCTTCTCTTTGAGATGAGAGAAGTTACCGTCTAATCCGTAGTCATACCAACTGCCTCCGTACTGACGATCACGGTTCTCAATGAGGAATTTGACCTCGTCTAAGATCCCAAGTGCTTCTTGGGTATGTTGTGGTAATTCTTTAGTTTCTTCACTCACTAGACTTCTCCTTAAGTTCTTTCTTGTAGTCCATTAATGGCATAGGTTGCTCTGGTGCATCTCCGACATATTGCATCACAACCTCAGCGATTGCAGTTTTGTAACGATCATAGACAGCACCGTCCATCTTGGTGATGAATTTCTCATACGCACCTCGGAGGACAGTCTTCATATGCTGATTCCCAACCTTAATCCGAGTGATACAATACGCCACGACCTCTAACAGATCTGCGATTAGTACGATCTGACCTTCAATTGTCTTCGTATCTTTCGCATGCTCCCAATTCTTATGGAGCTCTGGGACTCCCAACTGCTGTAACAATTCTTTACAGCCGTAAGAAGCCATATCATCCATCATTGCGTGCATCTCATCATTCGAGTACTTGAACGAACGGATGAAGTCTCCAGTCACCACTTCATCAACATCGTGCATAATAGCATCGATTAACAACTTCTCCATCTTCAACTTCATACCAGCCTGAAGACAATCTCTCCCAATCATCAACGCATACAACGTGACATAATGAGAATGCTCTGCGATGTTCTGATCTCTGCCGTGTTCAATACTTGAATAACGAATTACGTGAGATGCTTTACGGATCTCACCACTCAACATCTGTTTCAAATTTAACATCTTCCTACCTCCACAAGACTGAACGTGAACTATCCAACTCTGTCACCGATTCGAGCTCCTGGGTGTGCGAACAGGTCGCATTTACGGACTTCTTTGGCATCCAGGTCTCTCTTAAGATCCAACACAGTACCTTGGATCATCGAACGAGTGAACACATTATCTACGATGTAACAATACATAGCATAGACTGGGTAGTCGTCCTCAAGAATAGTTTCCGTTTCGATTAGTTTATGTGCCACCATCTCTTTATCCTCACCCACCAGACTTTACAATCTCGACAAAGACATCGCTGGACTTTGCCTCGTTCACAAGTTAATATATCAGCATACGTATCATGGAACCAATGACTCCAAAAGTGCTTCGGCTGCTTATGTTCCCAATTATTTTTGATTTTATGCCACTTCACCATTACTCAGCATCCTGTTCTAAGTACTGCTGGAGCTTTGGAGACTCAAGACCTTCAGACTTGATGAGCTGTAAGATCTCCAAGAACGTCTCAGCAGTCTTCGCAATCGCAATCCCAGACTCCGTTAACATCAAGTTGAACGGAGCATCTCCAAGATGGAAGTTCGCATAAACAATAGGCTTCGACTTCGCAGTCGCATAACCTGCTTCCATGATAGAACCTGTGTCCTTGTCTTCAGTAGAACAAATCACAAGATCCGCTTGATCAATTGCTCGGACATTCTTCTCGAAGATCTCTGCTCTAACCTTCGGGTCACTTAGATTCCCCTGGAGATCTGCGGATGCATGCTTTGGGTAGAATACCTCAAAAGTCTCATCCATCGTATCCAGGATCTCTTTGAGCTGCTCATAAGTGCTCTGCTGATTCTTCGTGAACCAACCCGATGCGAAATAAGTTCTAATTTTTGTCATCTTATCCTCCTTAGGATTAACATTCTCTTCTGGCAATTCTTCCAGCCCCAGACAGAACCCAACGTGATCGATCTCAATCTGTGGAGAAGTACAGAAATTATCTCTGTTATGTAAACAATTTTGATTATCACATCTAAGTCTAACCAAAGTGAACCATCCTTGCTATGAAATAACCTAAGAATACCCAAGCTAAGATCTTAAAGAGCTGAAGAAAACGGTACTTCTTATTCCGTCTCCACCTTCTCTCGAATCTGCTGAGAGCTCTATCTAAAGTTATTCGGTCATTATACATTTACTCTCCCAAATACGGAGTCAGTGCTCCGCTAATTATTGTCTCCAAACCAAAAGTTCTCCCACCTGCGAGATATTTGCCACTCTTCCAACCAATTCTACGTAACAAACCAATATACGCATCCAAACGACGCCCCATACTCTGACCAACACTATCTAAACCACGTTGGAGACAACCGATGGAGAAAGTAGTGAAGAATCGAACGGTAGCTTGAACCTCTTCGTAACTGGGGATGTTCCCTTGAACGATATACTCATCATAAAATAAAGCCATCATATCATCGTTCTTACAATACTCATCCAACTGATTATGCATTACCCCTCCTTCCGCTCAACCAACTAAACGAAAAAGAGGGGTTAACCTTACGGTAATTCTTTGTTATTTTTAATCTTAGAATCAATAAGTGCTCGCTCAATTAAGACTCTTACATTATTAAGTTGATTACGATCTAATAAGAAACTTGATTTCAGTCTCGGACTATGGATAGAGAGTTCGAAGAAGTCTCCTTCACGGAGATGTTGAATGTTGATTGACATCACGAATTTCATACAATAAGTCCTTTTCTTCTCGCAGCTCTCAGATCATTCTGCATCTGGATTTGTCTGAGATCGTTGACAACCTGACTAATCAAGATGCTCTCATAATTTTGCTTCTGGAGTTCGACATATTTTTCAATTAGCTTTTTGACTGTCATGTGTCCCCCATTCTAGATCTCTAGGATAAGTAGCTTTGCTTTGTCGGTCAGCTCCATACCACCAATCCACAGTTTTATTTATACTTCACATATTCCATATTCTGTCCATTCATATTCTTTATGTAATTTAAAAGCATATTCTAACGCTTCCTCTTTAGTTTTAAACCAAGGGCTATGTTTGAAATAGCTGTAAAGAATATTGTAATTATATTTCTTTTCTCCTTTTTGCCAGTAAATATTCTCTATTGCTTGGGCATGGATTACTTTCCAACCCTTTCTAAACTTATGTAAATATATTCCATTATCAGCACTCATTTTTACTCCTGCTTTTGTCCGAAGATTTTAGTGCTCAAGATATCTGCCGTATGGATTAGAACTGCCAACGGAGTCATCAAGCCTGTGGATGGTTTACCGTCTGCCCATCCACCGTGATGATAACAGATTGCGTTAACTCTCATCGGATTCATAGGTATACCAAGCTTCGCACACGTCATCACAGTTTCTGCAGATTCGTGTAGTTTCACTTTATCCTCAGCGTATTCGAACTCCGCTCCACCGTATTTCTTCTGTCGTTTCCAGTGATTCGCAGCCAGTGCAACATAGCGACCCAACTTATCGAAGTCGTGGCAGAATGCCACCACGATAACATCGTCTCTGGAGCACTCATACCAATCAGGATGCTGGTCATATGTCTCCAAAGCAATGTTCATTACTTCCATCACGTGTCTCCCCATTCCACCCTGCTCTTTGTGATGATGCTTAACTGCAGCAGGCTTATTCATGAACTCGTCATTGACATGAGAGTATGTATCGATTAAAACAGTCCTTAGTCCCTCATGTTCAACAGACTCTAAAAGTTGCTGTATATTTTTCATTGGTTCTCCTTAGGCGTGAATTTGAATTCTTCGCATCTAGTTTTATCGTAAGGTGCTCCACATAAACGACAAGTTGCATCCATGGCATCACAAAGAAACGTTTTCTTACAATGCCAACAGGTTACTTCTGGGTCTACTCCTGGAGTGTAATATCCACCTGTATAGTAGTCTGGCTTATGCTGTGTGGCTTTCTTCTTGAAGTATATCTTCAAAAGTCTCACTCTCTGCATCAGTAATCCCCATAAAGGCTTCAACGAGAATCTGAATATGTTGTCTTCTAAGCACTGTTCTTTGATGCAGTACATCCCGACCCATCTACAGAAGTAACATCTAATCATTCAGGTGCTCCTTCGCCCATGCAGCCATCTTCTCGTTCTTCGGTAGAGGCTTACCAGTGCCAACCACTTTGGTAGGACACTCATTCCCGTAATGAAGTCCTGCTCGATGTCCACATTCTGCACAAATGAGGTTGCCTTGTTCCATACTCATATTGATTCGGTTGACTCCGAACTTCCTTTTAGTCACCTTGCTCATTCTTCGCTCCACTTTCCTGCTCAGGAGCTCCTGCCGAATTTTCGGCACCAGCCTCAGGCTCAGGTTCTGGTTTAGGCTCAGGAGTGGTCTCAGGCTCTTTCTCAACACCGAAGAGTAGTGCAATCTCTTCTTCAGTTAACCTTTGGTATTTATACCCAGCACTCTTCACGTTAGCGTGGAAGAATCGACCTTTCGATTCTGACACCATGAATTGCTCATGAACCTCAGGGATTACATCTGAATAAGAATAGATCCCGCCACTGCTGAATTGAACATACAACTTCTTGTTAACTTCGTCATAAGCGATAGCTGACAAGTTACTTGATTCTACTAGTACTAGTTTCATAACTTCCTCCTTACTTAGTTACTTCCGTGGCAACCAACCATCAACAAGGACTAGAACGTAACCCTATTCCTTAAGTGGTTGCCATTGTTGCTAGAAGTTGGTTTCTTTTTTCACTATAGGCTAAAGGATCGACGTCACAGATTAATCTCACAGCTTCCTTCACTTGCTCGAAGGCTTCACAGATCCTGCCGTAAGAGACATCCAACAATTTTTCCAAGTAGCACATGTGGATCTGGTAAGTCAATCTCTTCCTATCATCGCTTTGACAGATCTGAATTAACTCCTCAGAAGGGTTCATTAACTCATCAAGAATACGACTAGCCAGAGGCTCTAACTTAATTTTGACAGTATCTATTAACTCTTTGGTCTCGAAGTCTAGAACTGTCGCATTCGTCTTCACAGTGAAGAACTCTAACAGAGAGTCTGGCATCCGACTACCGTCATTCTCAACGGACTCTAACATTTGATCGAGGTCAATCGTTTTGTTCACGTTCCGACATTCTGCGAAGAACATCTTTCTTTGGAGATCCTTACATAGGTTCTCCATTGAAGTCTTAAAGATCTTCACAGCTTCTAAGATTGAGATCTCTGGACAGTGCTCACGATGATCTTTGTACTGATGCCAAAGTTTCAACCGACCTTCTTGACAAAGATCTTCGTAATTGAACTCTGCAACATCGTTCTGGTATTTTCTTGCGATAATCTGTACGTAACATTCGGCATGATCTTTGAGGAATTCTTGGTAGGATACTTCACTGAGTTTCGAGGTATTATTCTTTTTCATGTCATCGCCCCTTCTTGTTAAAGTTTCATTCCTGATAATCCAACACCGCTGTCGGATTCTACTAACCGCTGCATCACTTTGTCACCTCCTTCCAGTTTCAAAATTTTTCGTTTCATTTGTTTTTCCTGCCCCCACAACTATTATCCCTCTTTTTGTGACAAATTGCAAAAACTTTTTTCAAATAAAATTTTTGAACCCCTCAGAGCCGTTCTAAGACCTTTGTTTTCAATGAAGCCAATCATTAACACAGAAAAATCGCAAAAAGCCCCTAGAGGTAGCTTTCTGAGCTCCTTAGGGGCTTATTTACATATGATTGCCGAAATGAATCATGAAAACGCCCTTATTTTGATTAAAATCGTGCAAAATTCGGACAACGGACAATGGAAGTCCGATCAGACTGCTTACAACCATTCTTACAAACATTACAAACAGAGTTCGTTCCAACCTTCCTAGCGTTCATTATTAACTCTTCTAAAGTACCCTGCTCGAACACTTGATTCTCCGCATCTTCTATGGACGACTTATCGAACCTGATTCCTGATCCACCTGATGCAACATTATAAACCCTTCTTCTTCTTCCATAGATCCTCCGAACTTCAGCGATATAAAAGCACTCTAGTTTATCTAATTCTATTTGACTAGATGCCCAACAAATGAACACAACCTTGAAATTCAGTTCACTATGTTTCTGGACAGCCTGTTCGATGTATCTACCACTCCCGAGATAATTAGACTTGAATCTAGAAGATGCACGTTGTCCAACATAGAGGCTATCATTCATAAGGTCTACAGTAACATAGATATAACCATACTTGAACATCCAATACGATTCTCCTTAAGAGATTTTTGCCCGACATGTGGGGCATTCACACCTCTCTTCAATCCTTTTGAAGTTATTTCTGATTCCAAGCGATGCTCTCCTTGTATAACTGAGAGTGTTATTCGCATGACTCGTTACGTCATTCACAACATCGAAAAACGTTAACTTCTGCAACTCCACTTTCTCACTCCACTCCTTCCAGTATCTTTTGATTACCGTCGGAGAGAATTGATCGAACAGAATTGAGAGTTCTCGGACATGCCCAACTCTCCTGTTCGGTAACTGCGAGAACCAATGTACAAGTTTCTGGATCTCATTGATGCTCTCATCACGCATACCTCTTGAGAGATCTCGATTCCAGACATTCGTTCTGGCAGTCAATCCGTTCGTACAGATAAGACGATTGATCCCATAAGAGATATCGACCCCTGAATCGATCTGGAGGAATATGCCGTGGTTCACGACATCATTCTTCTCAGGACTTTCCTTAAGTAACTGATCTTCTCCGAAGAGCAGTTGGATCTCTGCTCTCTTCTCTGAACCGTCATGCCCAACTACAAGTGCTCTTGCATCTGGGAACTTCGGTAAGATATCGTTGAAGACTTCTTCAACTGTACCGTCTGGTCTTGCGAGTACTCGATTCCTAAGAACTATCGGGACACTCTTATCTACTTCCAAGACGTCCAAATAAATCCGAGGCTCTACACCAAGATACTTGTAATAAGTCTTGATGTAATTCTTCAACAACGCTAGGTCTTCAGTACCGCCTTTCTCGAAGATCGTTCTCCAAGAAGAACCTAATCCACTGAATAACGAATCGATATTAAACTCTTGGTACTGACCATCCACCTGCGTGACAGCTTTGATCTGGCGATTCTCGTTGATCATCCAATCAGAATCCAAAGCTTGATTGAACTCGACAACCTTAGATCTAAGGTTGACTTTGTCTAGAGAATCTATCCGATCCCATGTTACCATAGAACACCTCCTTTTAGAATTGAACCCATTTTACTTTCTCCCTTCAACCAACTAAACGGAACGGAGATGTTAATCTTGAGGCTGAGCCTCTTTAATCCCGAATAGAGCACAAAAGTGTTCGAACATTAATTTATCTTTAAAGAACATATAACCGTTATCTAACTCTAACCAACCGTAGACATCTTTAGAATACTCCTGCTCAGCTAAAGATTCGTCTACCTCGTGACGCTCTTTACACCTCATAGAAGGATCGCCTACCGCCATCTTGAGAATCCTGTTCGTAACCTCTTGGAGGTCCTCTGCACAACAGATCACTGCAATATCTCTGTGACCTTCTTGGACGACAGAATCCCTCCTCCAACTCTTAAAATAATAAGGAACAGTCACTCGAGTAGCGATAAGTTGCTTCTTCGACATCTCAGCGAGAATTCTCGGGATAGCACCGAATTCATACTCGGAAGATCCCATGTAATCAAACCTACAAACTTTATTTAAGACTTCTCGGGACTCAGGAGTTAACCCTGTAGCTGCTAACCCATTTGCTACGATCTGTTGTAGGAGATTCTCTGGCTCACCTTCGAAAGGTTTCTTGAGACGTTGTACTAGATAACTACTGCGAGTTAACATGGTTTCTCTCCTTCTGGTGGAATGATCTTACCGTCCTTATCTTTCCGAATTGGATTAGACTTCTTACGACTCGGTGGTATACCTTCCTGACGCTTTCTCTTTGCCTCAGGACTTTGGTGTTTCTTACGACTAACATTATTCTTTAAGAATCCCATGATTAACTCACCACCTCATAAATTGTGTCTCCAACTGTGAACTCTTTGGAACCTACCCAGCAAGCTTTTACCCATTGTTTGATCTTCTTATAAGGAATCCAATCACCATTCTTACCGTGCCTCCCTAAACAGACTCTCTTATGAGCTCTTCTTTCATGTCCAAGAGACTCTCGATAGACTGTGTCTGACTCTACTTCTTTCGATTGTTCATATTTAGTTTTTAATTTATCATGATCAATCAACACATAATGAACACGATCTTGACCGTGTATCCCTCGGACTTTCTTCCCTCTCTTTTGGAGATTACTTTGTTTCTGACTAGTTCTCTTGAGAATGTAGTGCATCGGAAGATTAATATATGCGATAGTAGAGACTGCCATAGAGATTGCTGAAGTAACTACTGCTTTTGCCTCTTGACACATACTTCCACAAGACTCCTTCTTATGAGAACAGAAACTCTTCTCGAACTTAAAATGATTCATCTTAAGTCGGAACCTCTGAGGGATCCAACGGTTAAAATAGTCTGTGATCTCTGGAGCAAGGTTCGGGTTATAGAAAGGAGTTCCTGTTGATTTGGCTTCTTCACACATCCCTTGTTCCATTACACCCACATTCACACTGACTGCAGGCATGCGATTTTTGTGGACTCCTTCTGGGAACATAAAATGGAAGAATCCCGAATACACTGGAAGATGTTCTCGATCGTCTATGCTAGAATTATAGATATGGATTCCGTATAAAGGAGAATCTAGAATGCGATCATCGAAGCTGTAGAGGTGGATCCCAACCCGCTTATCCAGAACTTCGTCAGAACCATGCATTTGAACTTGGATACCCGAGTACTCCAACCAGAGGTTCTTAAAAGGAAGTAACATCTTCTGATCCCTGATGAAATCTTCAAAGAGAGATTCGCCATAATGATTAATCAACTCTTCAGTGTCCGCAGGTAATTGAAAAATATGAGAACTCTTCATAGTCTGAACATAGTCGGGGTTATCGTATACTCCAAGGACATTTCTCTCAACATTCCTGAGTACTTGATCAAAAACTAACATTTATCCTCCCTAACTCTTAAAAACACAGGGAATCTTAAACTGCCATCTTTTGTTTTCTCTTGGCATTTAACCTCAATAATCTTCCCAATAAAAGATTCTCTCTTCTCCCAAAACTCATCACGTTGCTGATCTGAATAACCTCCACCGACCTGAACCTTGACTCCAGTTTCCGTCTCTACGATCAAACCGCCAAGACGCTCAGCGTTCTTGCCCGTACCTAAATAAAACCCAACTACAGGCAAATCTAGCGTTTCTACGAACTTGAGTTTCAACCAATTAGAACTTCTGCCGAATTCATAAATTCCATCGAGCTTCTTAGCTACTGCACCTTCATAACCTTGTTTCTTCAGACTCTCAGCCAACTGCCAAGCCTGTGCGACATCCTTGACTTCTTGATAATCAACCAGCACCAGATGTTTCGGCTCGAGCTTGAGAGCTGACTTCATCCGAAGCTTCCTTATAGTTAAAAGACTCTCTCCTTTTTGAGCATCCCACTCCTCTTTAGGAATCAAATCGAACCAATAGAACTTAATTCGTTCATCATTCTTCTCGGTAACTGAAGCTCGAACTACAGACGCAGTGATATTCCAATCTTCGCCATACAGTTCTCCATCGAATACGACATTCGGCAAGTTTAAGGAAGTTATTTCTTTCTTAATATGATCAATATTAAATAACTCTTTACCGTTTCTGGAGAGTCCTACGTTACACTCTCCTGCCGAGTCAGTCATGAATAGACATCTAAGACCGTCGAACTTCGGTTCAATGATCCAATCGTCTTCAAGTTGCTGATCTGTTATCGCACTACAAAGCTGAAGTTCGAATTGCGGGATCAATCCAGAGAATACCTTATTGATGGAACTGATTGAGATACCAATGCGGAGATTCCGTTCCCACATCAGACGGATCCAATAATTCCACACAGTACTATTCGTGCAATAAGTACCTTCTAGGAAGGCTAGTGCCTTCTGTCCTGTAACTTCTCTTCTATTCAAAGTCATTCTAAGCCATCTAAGGGCTAAAGGGTCTGGAGGAGGTTCCTCCGAGGGAGCCTGCTCTCCTCTAGGAACTACTCCATAGGTAAGATAAGGATTGAAAACTGTGGTGAAATAAAACTTCGCAAAATCATTCTCCTTCAATAACTCTAAGAGTGCTAACTTTTGATTCCTGCCAGAAGCAGATTTGATTTTTTCGAGTACTGCGAATAACTGATTCGCTTCTTGCACAACTCCTCCTTTTGTTACCCTTCAACCAACTAAACGGAATCGGTTCAACTATGTAATTGAGCGTGCAGGAGGTAGTTGGGCGATGACATAACCTACTGTTCCATTAAACTCCGTAGGACTCATCACTACCTCCCGCACGACTGTAAAAATGCTCAGTATCTACTGCTTTCAAAGAAGAGATAAAGAACCACTGACTAGGATAAACTTTCTTGAAGATGTCTAACTTCTCCTCTAAAAGTATCTTCGGATAAACCTTCTCAGCGACTAGGTGACGAGCGATACCCTGTGCAGCTAATTGCTGTTGAACTCGTTTCTGTTCATAATAAGGTTGTTCTGCATAGAAGATTGTCTCAGTCTCCAAAGGATCTAAGAGACGAGTAACCATGATGTGCATAGGATGCTTAATCCCTAGAGGTATCATCAACAAATCAGCTTCATACGAGTTCACTTTATCTACCAATTCTTGAGGCTCTCTGTCAGGATTATAATGCTTGAATACTTGGTTATAATTGTACTCTCCGTACTCTTCAATAATCTTCTTAATCTCAACCTTCCTCCAAGTCATATCTTCCCAACCGAGACACTCGACACTATTAATATCCAGAAGCTCTTCTAATTGCTTGGAGCTCTCAGCATTATACGTACTCGGTTTCGTTACTGTCAAGATATCCACTTCTGGAGTATCTAGACTGTTCAACAGAGTTGCTCCCATACTTAAAATTACATCGTCCGCATGTGGTTCAACCAACAATACTTTATTGTATTCCTTCCCAAATAATTTTAAAGACATTGCACACCTTCTCTGCTCGATAATGTTCGAGATGGCTATAGTTCGCCACCTTAATCTGGTTCCGAGCTTCTTTATTATCCACGTAGAGTTTCAATAACTCTAGGTCAAAAGGAAGCCCCTTCATATATTTATGATGCCATATTGGGTGAGTAACAGGAATAATCCCATAGAACATTGCTTCTAACGTTGCATACTGGATTCTGTCCTTACCCATATCTTTAATCCGAGTACCATCCATCGCAAACATTGCTCCGTTATAGACATTGAATTTATCTGGATGATGGAAGTCTGGATTCAGTCTCACTTTCCCTGTACCTTGGAGGTACTCGAATTCTTCTCGACAACCTTGAGCATTCGCAACGAAGCCTGAGTAACCGTAATAATCGATTGTGAACCCGAGCTTAGAGAGTCCCTTGAAGACTTCCAGGACTTCTCCAGGATACTTAGCGAAAGTGAACCTCGCAGGGACTACGATTCTCTTGGTTGTCGGAACTCTCTTCCCTAGAGGCATAATCTCCTGACAGAATGGGAGCTCTACCCAATGAGTGTTCTTATTATACTTTTTATACTGATTGACTCCTACGGGATCTACATTAAAGATCGCAGAAGGCTTGACCTTCTCTAGAAGAGTCTCCATATTATAAGTCTTCGCTTGACTCACACCATGAACTTGGAGAGTCTTCGGTACCTTTAATTCTGACAATCCATCAAGAAGTTCATAGTCTTTCTCCTTGACTCTCCCATTATTGAAATGAATCCGATCGTAACCACGATTCTTGAGGTAACTGATAAGATTCGTATCCTTCATCCGAAGGACATCTTTCCATTTACAATACTGTCTCCTACCACTTGCACTGGGAATTAAGATCTCAGACTCGATACCCAGCTGTTTGAGACCTTGTTGCATATGTATCAAATACGGAGACTCACCAGTGATCTCGAAGAAATTCAGGTCTACTAGAGCTACTTTCATTCATTACCTCCTTCGGATAGGCACACTTCTCTGCTTAATAGCATAAGGAGCAGGACCTCCATTCTTCTTGGTACCTTTGGGAACTTTCTTAGGTTTCACAAGCTCCAACTGAGGTTCATCGAACACCTTTGCTTCTTCCAACTTCCCATCCTTCATCATCTTCGGCTGTACACCGATCCTATAACAACCGTGAAGGAATTCTGTCTTCGAGACTGCAACTCCTTTGAAACCTGTGACAGTGTCTTTTACCTGATCTCCTAATTGAATCCGACTCATACTTCCTCCTTTGCTAACTTGAGATATAACGTGTTCGCTTTCTCTGGGTGAATCAAGGCTGCTAGAGTCTTGGTGAACTGATTCGGTAAGAACTTCCGCATCGCTTGATAAAGTTTATCTTCCTTGAATAACTCGTCGGGCAACGTGTTGATTCTCTCGTAGAATCCTAAACCGTAAGCTTCTAGAACGTGGAACCCCATGGTCACAAGTTTACACATGAGCTCTTCGTATCCCCATTCATAAAGATGCCCGATATCTAACCGTTCTGTGATACCTTCGTATTGTCTAGGAGTACTCAACAGAAAGGTACCTCCTGGCTTCAATACACGGTAAACCTCTCCCAAGAACTTCTCAGCATCTTCTTTATTGACGTGCTCGATGAATTCTTCGCTGATAAAAACATCTACAGAATTGTATTCTATCGGTAAAGGATCTCTCAGATCACGGGTTACATATTGGAAGTGTTCTTTCTTAACATGCTGCTTCGCACTCTCGATCTTCTTCGGATCTACATCGAAGCCATAATAGTGTTTGAGACCACTACGATTCACATAGAGAACCTGTCCCAATTCACCATACCCACAAGCTGCATCTACAACTACATCTCCAGGCTTCACAATCTGGAGTGGGTAGAACTTCCTTAGGTAGTGAGGTACAGCATAGAGACTGTAGCTCTGAATAATGTCCATTGTTCTGAAACCTATCTGTCCTACTTTGTCATTATCTTTCATGCAAATAACTCCTCCTCTGTCCAAATCTGGTATGTCGCTTCCCAGAACGTGGATGATCTTCCCAAGCGACCTCTCCTCGAGTTAATTTACAAACACTACACAAGCAGCCTTCTTGATGCTTCTTCCCCAAGTGTGCCAAACGATTCTTCTCATTCGCAACTGCTGTATGCGGGATACCTCTCCGATTATGACCATTCAGGAACCTCATTCCTGGATTAGGTGACTTCCCACAACCACACTCACAGAATCTCCGCTTCATCGATCACCTCGATTTCCACTTAGTAGTCTACTTCCGACTTCTGAGACAGTTGCCATCGTTGCCAAAGCGAAGAACACTACAAAGATGCTAGCAAGACATTGTATCGGAAATATAACTAGACTTCCAGCCAAACCTAACTTCGGGATAAGCGTGATCAAACAAATGGATAGAATGACTAGAAGAATTATTAAGTTCGTCTTCCTGATAGCCTTTTGATCTTCAGACTGTTTTTGACTCACTGCCTGTGCCTTCACTAAGAGTTTCTGACGAAGGATCTCTTGATCTTCCGCACTTAATAAAGGAAGTACCTTTGGACAATACTTTAAACGGTATTGTTCTACTTCTCCAGTCTCAATTAAATCCGAGAGATACGTGACTTTCCCGAGATGTAAGAACCCCAATTGTGTCCTCAAGATATCGTCGTAGTGGGGCATCAAAGCCTCCATGAGAGCTTCCTTCCTTATACAGGTCTCAGCCTTAACCTTCTGATCAACCACGGAGTGTGGATCCTGTGGATGGTTAGCAAAGAGATGGACTAATGCGAACCCAGTGAAGATGACAGCTAATATTATTAACCGAGGAAGATTAAAAGGATTATAATCCCTCTCGAGCATTGACCATTGAAACAACTTCCAGATCAACCAAATAATGAACGATGCTGAAATAAATAAGCCCAACAATATTAAATATCCGTTCCAACTCATAGCGTTCCTCCTCAACTAACTTAACGTAATCTTGCTCTTAAGGTGTGCTTTCATATCGTACTGAGCACTCTTCTCAATCAATTCAAGCGTCTTCTTCCGACCTAGTTCAACAGCATCTTGGTTATCTGGGAACTCTGTGATCCGCACTGTCTTACCAGCAGAATGTAGAGTAGATGCTAATTTATAAGCTTCTATAGAAGCATCTTTGTCCAGAGCGATTACGTATTCGCTACAGTTCTTATTCAATAATTTATGGTATTGTTCTTGATTCGCATACTTCCCAAGCAAAGCGACAGCTTTCCTACCACAAACGATTGCATTCAAAATCCCCTCCATAATAATACAAGGTTCATTCTCATGGATACTATCGATATTGAAAATAACTTGTGCTCGACTGAGCTTCGTATACTTCTTCGGAGGATTCAGATACCTTTTCGTATTTGGATCCCCTTCAATGATTGTACGAGCTGTGAAATAGACGAACTCTCCATTCTCAAAACACGGTAGAACAACACGATACTTGTATTTACCTGCATCTGTATAATGGAGACGGTGGTAATGGATATCTTCCAAAGGAATACCACGCTTCTCTAGGTAACTGAGACAGAGCTTCCCAAAAATATCAGTGGATCCTAGAAGAGGATGGAAATCTTGAATCTTGATGTGCTCAGCATCTTGTTGCTTGAACAACTCTCGGAACTTGTCATAAGCAGGCTTCTTGATCTGCTGAATCGGTTCGATCTCTAGTTTCTTGAGGAGACTTTTGATTGAACCTTTAGCCTCACAACGAAAACAATGGAAGACACCCTTACTTGGATTCGCATAAAGATGATACCCTGTATCTTCCTCTGGACAGAAAGGACAACAGATCCGTTGCTCTCCTCGCTCCTGCAAGACATCTGTATAAAGTGCTAGATCAATCATTATTTAACAACCCCTTCATACTCTCTCACGAATTCATAGAATTGAGGTTTCCTTAGTACCTTAATTCCCATAGAACCGTACTTCGCCCACTCACACTTGAATCCGAGATGCTTCAGGAAAGCTTTGAAGTGAGCTCCTTTCAACAGAACTCCTTCTTTATTATGCGTAATATGTAAAGGATGGGTATTCAACTTCTCAGGCAGAAACCCTGAATCTTTGTTGAACATGAAGACCGCCAGTAATATTCCGTTGTCCTTCAAGTGACCCATTAGATTCCTAGCAAGAGCCTCTGGATCCGCTACATGCTCAAGGACATCGAAGCACACAATCATATCGTAGACCCCCTCAAGCTCAGAACCATAGCTGTTCTCTTTAACGAGCTTGGGTGTTATGGCAAGTCCTCTTTCATGAGCTCGGAAACAAGCAAATTTATGATGTAGACTAGGAACATCCGCTGCTTCCACATTAATCTCAGGGTACTGCTCTTTTATTGGGATGGATTCACTTCCTGTACCACTGCCGTAGACTAAGAGGTGCTTAGGCTGGTACTTTCCGATTAAATCCAACATGTTAGAGATTTGATCCATCTTACCACCATCACACTCATTCGCTGTCAACTCGTAGATATATGTTTGAGACTCCTTGTAGAAATCCAAGATCTCTGAAGTATCCTGAGGATTCTTCTCTTCCCACTTCCTTTTAGTTAACTTATGCGTCTGATGCATACAAGTCAGAATCTTATCCGTTCCATCGACCTGGAGGAACTTCTTGATCTCCTCGGCACGTGTTGCGAACATCTTTTGGACGAGATCCGCTCTTGCCCGACCCCGTAATTTAAGGAAGTTACTTATTTCATTGATATAAAGTTCCATAGTTACCTCCTTTGGTAAATGATATACCGATAAGTTTTATCAACGTTCTTGGCTCCATCCATAGGAGAAACCTTGAAATGCACGTTCTCCCGAGTCTCACTCTTCTTCGCAAAATGCTCTCCCACCATATTCGAGTACTTCTTCGTTCTGAGGAATTCAGTTAACAGGATCATACCGCTATCAACTAAAATACGGTCGAGTTCTGCGATACAGAAGTCCACCTCTTCATTGTTCCGCAGATAATAGAGGACATCTCCAAGAACAATCACAGACACTGAGTCGTCCTCGAGAGGAATTTTATCTTTCCCTAAATCTAGAACTCGAACCGTCGAGTTCTTCGGAGCTCTCTCCTGAGCTCGATTGATGGCAGTCTTAGAGATATCACATCCAAAGACCTCCGTCTTAGGATAAGCACTAGCTAACATACGAGTGAATACTCCTTCACCACAACCTGCTTCAAAGATCCCACGGAGAGGAGGATCTTCTTGATTCAACATCTCACTAGCTAGATCTCTTTGACCTGCATACTCTGCGATAGTTGAGAGGATCTTCACGTAACGATCGTGTCCATCAACACTGAACCTCCAAGGATCAGGATAACATTGATAGAGCAACTCCATATCATCACTACCGAAGTAGTTATTCTTGTATTTATCATGAATCGTGAATTTCTTTCCCATAGAGCACCTCCTTAAGCCTCTCTTAAAATCATCTGTTTTGGGTGGAATTTACATCTGATCACTGCACCAGTATGACCAGTTCTATTTCCTGCAACAAACATCCTTAACTCTTCCTTCTGTTTCTCTTCTGCAGTTTGGCAAAGAGCAATAATAATATCTGCAACCATCACTTTCTCATAACTCTCAGCGATATCTTGCAACCGAATAATCGGTTTCTCTGCTGCAGCACGATTGGATTGAGTAGCTGTCCAAACTGGGATATCGTATTCGAAGGCAAGTGCTCTTAACTCTTCAAAAACAGAACCTAACTCACGATACCGATTATCCCCATAACCTATTGTGCTTTTGAGGAGGTCTCCGTAGTCTACGATGATCAGATCAGGACTTAACTGCTTGGAAGCTCGGACATTCTCAATGTGAGCTCGAATAGTACTGACACTCGCATGTCTCGTAGGATACTCTTTTATGACTGCTTCTCCCTTCCGAGCCTTAATAACATCAATCTTAGACCGAATCTCTTTAGCAGAGCCTCTGAGATCCTCAGTTTGGATCCCACTGATCCTTGAATCATAACGTTCACAGAGGAATTCCGTTCCTAACTCTAAAGTATAATGGAAGACTTTTCTACCCATCTGAATAGCTGTCGCTCCTAGATTCACCAAAGTAGCCGATTTGCCTACCTTTGCTGGAGCCATGATAACTCCTAACTGCTTCTTGTATAACCCTCCACGTAACGTAGCATCGAGTTGTTTCCACATAGTAGGTACATAATTACGCATCACACCCACCTCAACGTCCTCACCTTCTTGGATACATCCGTGTTCTTCGATATAAAGACGTCCCAGATTCAACATATCTTCACCAACTTTGAGAGCATCCTCCACAGCCTTCTTGATCCTCCCATAGTTCCCTTTCTCAAGATGATCTACAGAATCCAAGATAGCAACCTTGAGAGCTTGGTGTTTAGCGAACTCGACACATTTATCCTTCACGAAGTCTTTGTCTTCCAGATTCACTTTGTAGAGATTCATAAGCTCTTGAAGGTGTCCGTGGATTACAGACTCCCCTTTAACAGACTCTAACATCATCTCTTTGAGAGCTGGAGAAGTCGGGAGGATCTTGTACTTATCAAAATATTTTAAGAGATGGTTACAGATCTCTTGATGGATTGGATTCTCAAAGAAATGAGAATGGATGACTGACCGCTGTCCCAACAAGAAGTTAGACTCTCTTAAGAATAGAGCTAATATCAGCTGCTGGAACTTCATATCAAAATTATACTTATCCTGAAGCATGGATCTCCTTCTCTCGTGCTCTCCGTTTTCGTTGAGCAATGCTCTTATTTAATCTAGTCCCTAGAGGATCCTTCCTACCCGTCATGTTCTTTACAGCTTCTAAAGATCTTTTACCACTAGCGTTCTTATTCCCTAGAGTTCCCTCAGCTTTCTTCTTCCTGAATTCCGCAGTATGGTGTTTCCCGAAAAATGCATTCTTAGCTCCAACTTGAGTGATAGATCTCCTTTTCCTAGCTGCTAAAGACTGCTTCCAGTGCTTCCCGAAAGTGTGAGCTTTCTTTCCAGGACTACAACCACCTTCACCTCCAGGTGCGATATTATAAACATTCTCTTCTCCAAGGAGTCGTATACTTCTAGCGATATGGGAACGTTCTAATCTATCTATCGCTTCCTTACTAGAAGCCCAGCACACTACTACAACTTTAAAATGTTCTTTACCATGTTTATTAATCGCATTGCTACTACGAAGACCATTACCATAATAATTTGGATTAAACTGACGACTCTTATGTTGACCGATATAAACTTTACCGTTCAAAAGATTGATTGTTTTATAGACATACCCATAACGATCATGGTCGAATCGATAATGATCTTGCATGGAATTCCCTCCTGAGGACTTCTAGAATCATTCCTTTAAGTCCCCGATTCTTATATAAAAGTTTCTGTGCCTGACGACAGTCAGCAGTCTTACTACCCTTCAACTGTCTCAACACGCTTGTCAATTTCGGTTCAAGCAATTTAATGTATGGAGAGAGTTCGTAAAATATCGAGATCGCTGCATCGAATCTACTCAATCCACAACTCTGAGCAATTAGTTTTATACGATAACAATCATTCTCCACTTGATGGATAATCGAGAACGTCTCGAATAGAGCTCTCAAAGGTAAATCCCCATTCGGATACCTCGCCAACAAAGACTCAACGTAACTCTCGTATCTCTGTGGAGAACTACTCCCATATAACATATTCGGATAAGGGTGAGAATTGTAATGTTTCTTATGATACTCGAAGTGAGCGATCATTAGCAATCGATAATCGTAATCATTCTCTTCACAAAGTTTAGTGACCTTCTTCCAGTAAACATAATCCTTCGGTTTAGGTTCTCTGTAGAACCCAGCGTAATCGACAATTAAGATCCGATAGAATCTTCCGACATCTTCTGGATTAACTACCATCTTCAATTAACTCTTCCGTTTCTACAGCTTTAACATTAGATAGAACTTCTTCCGCATGCTGACCTTGGTATACTTTGAACCCTTCTTGTTGATAAATACTTAAACGTTCTTGAGTATGTTTACTAATATAACGGTGATCCTGGTCATTCAGGTCTACTATAGTTAAATAGTTATGTTCTTTCTTCCTTAAACCACGACCCATCCGCTGGAGTAGCTTGATAGGACTTCTTTCACCGACACCGAGCACAACTGCATCTATCTGAGGGACATCCACACCTTCATCAAAAATTGTAGAACTAATCAACACATCTACCATACCCTTCTTGAACCTATCAAGAATCTCACCACGCACTTCATAACCACTCTCTCCAGAGACGAACTCTGCGAGAACCTGATTCTGCTCTTGGAACATCTTCAGAAGAGCTTCACCATGAGCGATCTGTCTAACAATTACTAAAACTTTCCTTCCTTGACCAACTAACGTTTCACTCGCTCGAACTATCGTACGATTACGACCTTCATTCTCCATAATATAAGCTTTATAGACAGCAGCGTATGTCTTCGGATTCGACAGCACGAAGGTCGTAGGGATATCCAATGCAACAATATAAGGAATCGCAGAATGACCTTCTTTAATTAACAGCTCATTGCTAATCTGGAGAGGTAACACAGAGCCTGTAGCTCCGAGTAGTCGCATATCACTGAAGATATCTTTCTTGAAAGGTGTACCAGATAACCCATAACGATAGTACGCACCGCATGCCATTACAAGTTTGTAATAAGATTGTGCAGCTAGATGTTGACACTCATCGATGAATAGAACTTGTGCAGATCTCAACAACTCTCGGACTTCTGGAGTAGATCGATAACGATAGAGCGTCTGTATCATACAGATATTAACACGTCTGGGATCATGCTGTCCCCCACCAATGATCCCAACACCCTGAATCCCTCTCTCCTCAAACCGCTGTTTAGTTTGTATCATCAATTCGTTCGTATGGACCAAATAGAGAGTCTCTAGACCGAGGTATTGAATAATCATAGCAGCGATTTCAGTTTTACCTGCATTCGTGGCTGCATGGATAATCGCTCTTCCTTGTTTCACTGCTAATCGAGAGGCTTGCTTCTGATAATCACGGGGTTGGAAATCTGTAAGATCGTAACTAGGGACGTGTGAAGGAGGAGCCTGTGGCACTCCTCTTAAATCATAATAGTTCACATCAATTCCTAGTTTCTCACAACGTGCTAATACGAAGTTTACTAACCCTGAAGGAAAGATTTGTTTGACATCACTATAAAATCTATGATAACCGTCCCAGCATCTGACCATCTGTTGTTTACTATCACTCCATACTTTCTTTTTATAGAGTTTAGAGAAGAATCTTTTGGGATCTAAGATGGAGAGAGACTGTTTTATCTGGTCAACCTCGTATGGATCGCCTTCAAATCTCGTCCAAATGTTGTATACCTTCAGATTCATAAAATTCCTTTAATTTAGCCTTGAAATTCCCCTTAAAATCGCTGAAACCGCTGTATTCGCCTACATTCGCCCTCTAGAGCCCTTTTGTTGAAAAGCCGAACCCTGCTAAGGGGACGTCATCGATCGCCTCTCTACGGGGCTGCTAGGCATTGAATTTTCAGGAACAGGTTCCTCGAAGAAGGGAATCTCATCGAGTTCCATATCTGCTGCTGCCTCGCTTTGACAATCTGCAGAATAGATCATATTACCGATATCTCCTTCTGTTGCACCTGCTAACTTCGCTCGATTCTTCAATAACACTCCTTTAGCATCAAGATGATTGAATACATAGTTCTCATCTTCCTTTAACTCCTTAAGAATACATTGAGCGACATGTCTCCCCAAAGCATAGAGGTGTAGATTCTTATTTAACCCCTCGAACTCATACCGATGGAGTACTGCATGTTCAACGCAGAACCCGTCACCATAATCTGATTCAACTCGGACATCCTCTTTACAATGATCTTCTTCACAATACATCGTCCACCTCCTTTATCTGTTACGAGTTTCGTAGAGACCGCCCTTCTGCTTCTCTAATCGCATGAGGAACCGCTGTAACATAGCGATGGCACCCTTCACGCTGTACCCTCCTCCTTGATACGCTAAAGTAATAGCGAAGTTCTCCTGATTCTCATCAACGAGATCCTCCAATCCTGGATAATACTTTTCAATCTGGTCGAGTAACTTCTCAATTGCCTTCTGATGATTCTCGATACTGAAGAGTTTCCCTATGATGTAATTAGGAATCTTGACTTGTCGCTTTTTCAATTTGATCCCTCCTTTGCTCATACAATCTATAAGCACGTTTCTTCGCATCTTTTCTACGAGAGTGCTCAATGATCACACAATGATTACCTTGGTCTCCCTTCCAATCATAGATCCAAGAGATGAATTTCCCATTCTTATTCCTAGTAATAGAATAGCACATCCATTGTCTACGGAATCTAGGAGCTACACCAGCATCATAGTAGTGCCATCTTAGTCTAGTGAATTTAAGTTTATTAGGAGTGAGATCTTGGAAGAGTTCTTGTAAAGCAGGAGAATCGTCTATTATACGATTCAAGATTCGATTAATATCATCT